AGGCGAAAGGTTACAGCTAAAGGTTTGAGCAAGCTGGAGCAAGCTGGAGCAAGTTACAGGCGAAAGGTTACAGCTAAAGGTCAGGGTGAAACCTATAAAGTCTGCTGCAGCGGTTCGGATTAAGAACTTAATTCTCGCGATTCTCGCCGGTAGGCTAGGTGTGTCTGCCCGTTGGCACTCCAGCCAGAATCGACGCGGAAACCTTAAAAACCTGCCCGCTTGCCCCTATCGCTTGACGTGTGGCGCCGATGGTGCCATTATGGACAGTGAACCTAGACAACTAGCTAGCCTCAGTCAGTCCGACCCATTGGGTCGGGTATAGCCGCGCGCGCGCTCCACTGCGCGTCGCGATTGGGCGGATCGGATCCGCCGCGCGACCCTTGCCAGACACCGAGTCTGGCTTTCTTTAGATCAACCATGGCACGCGCCAACCGCACCAGCACCAGCACCAGCCAGCACCAGCCCGAGCACCAGCCCGAGCACCAGCACCAGGGCCCCCGCACCGGCCCCTTAGGTGGCGACTGCGTCACCATCCAGCCGCCCACCGAACCCAGCACCGAGCCCGCAACCGATCCCACCACGGCAACCGCCCCGCCGTCTTTGCTGGAAATCCTCCGCCAACTAACACCACCGCCAGCCCCTAAAGGCCCCAAGGCCCCCAAGACGACAAAGGGAGCAGAGCCCGCCGGTTTTGGTGTCAGCCTCTCACCGCCAGCCCTTGCCGCACTCCAGCAACAGCAAAGCTACGCCAGCCGTTGGAGTGAACGCAGCTGGCGAACCTATCGGGCTTCCAACGCAGACAAGCTCCACCCCGACCAACGTTTCTGGGAAATGCCCGCATATCGCGCCCAAGGTGAGCCCGTGCCCTCCCTTGTCGCCCCCTCCCCTGCGATCCACAAACCCGAGCCCACGGATCGAGTCGAGCAGCACAAATGGCAAGCAACCATAGCCGCCAACCTATGGGGGATCAGTGCAGCCGCTTTGCTAATTCGCAAAGGTCGCCTCTCAATCGGTGATGCCCTGTTACTCATGAAGGCCAACGGCGCCCTATTCAAGGACCAGGGAGCAGCCCTCACCGCCTGTCAGAAGGCGATCCCCGGTTACAGGCTCCGGTGGGCAGACAATGGCGCACTGGAAATCGATCCAGAGCACAAACTCACCGAGAACGACCTTACGCAAGCCCTTGCGGACAGGGCGACAGCTGACATCAAGGCCGCTCAGGTTCAATAACAGCCAGCGCCTGGAACCACGGCCCGGTAGTTAATCCTGCCGGGCTTTATCCTTCATTCTTTAATTAAACCGACCCGGTAAGGGTTGCCCTTGCTAGGTAACTAGATGGGGTAACCCTGCCAAGTAGGGGCAGACGCCATCCCCCCACCCCTAAATTTTTTTTACCTATTCCAACCAGCTCTCTTCAACCTATTCCCTCTCGCTAATTTTTTTTACCTATTCTCACCAAGTCTCTTCCACCTATTTCTCTAGCTACATCAACTCTCATTTATCTCAACAACGCAATTACTTTATACCCCCATCACTCTGAAAAAAATCGATTTTCGCAACTTTTTCAAGCCCATGTCTCGAAATTTTTTTTAGTGTCTATTTCACACAGACACTTATACTTATATTGAATCTGTAAAGTTTTCAGCCCGGCTGTTCCCCCATTGCATCAATTTTCTCTCGCCCCCACTGGATTTCTTCTTAGGCTGAGCTATGCTGCTTCTCGCCCCCGCTGCATTTGCTCGGCTTCATGAAAACCGAAAAAATTGATCCGCTGTTCAGAGTTGCGCTAATTCGCAGAACTGAAGAGCCGCAGAGGTGCATTTACGCTGCGATGCACCAGGATTACTGTGAAGATTTTATTGCTGATCAAGAACTGCCCGAGGAGCGCAAGGCCGGGGCGATTGCAGTTAAAAGATTGCTGAGTGGCGATAGGGGGCATTTTGGTTGCACGGAGCATCCACAAATTACTTTGAATGTGGGGTGGTTTCCTCACTCTGCAATGCAGCAGGCGAGAACGCATCGGATTGGGGTTAGCTTTGACGTTCAGAGTGGGCGTTATACGGGGCAGAGGATTCTTGATGCTGCAAGTGGCAAGCGAACTGTTGAAGAAGTATTTTACCTTCGCCCCCCTCAGAGATATAGAGACCGCGACGGGGCGGATTACGAATACACAGAGGAAGATAGAAAGATTGATCTAGCTAGGTGTTATGACGCTGCATGTCACTACGCCCATCAAATCAGACAGGGCAAGGCTGAAGAGCAGGCCCGAGAGCTTATACCTTATGCAATTCGCCAGCATTTTGTGGTGAGCTTTAGCATGAGGGCGCTGATGCACTTTCTCGACCTCAGGGCTAAGCTTGACGCCCAGCAGGAGATACGCTGGCTCTGCGATCTGATGTGGCCTCACTTTGTTGATTGGGCGCCTGAGATTGCACAGTGGTACGAAGAGAAGCGCCTGCACAAAGCAAAACTAGCCCCTTAGTCAACAGGCCAGCGACAACATGCCAGCAAAAGCCCGCAGCGCAAGATATGCAGACAGAGCAGCTCTGCAATCGCTCGGGCTTTTTCATGATACGTCGATGCTCAAGGCATTAAAAAGAAAAAACAACAATGCTCTGAGCGTAGACGAGATCGAAGATCGAATTGTTGCAGATCTTCTCCCACATCAAAAAGATTTTGTTTGCAATTTCGATACAAGGTATATCCTTTACGTGGGTGGATTGGGTTCAGGAAAGTCTTATAGCAGTGTCGCCAAGGCAATACTTTTAGCTTTTAGGAGTCAGGGGCATACTCACATTTATCTTGAGCCCACCTACGTGATGTTGAACGACATCGCGATTCCGACGTGGAACTCATTTCTTCATAAATACGATATTCCTTTCACGCACCGAGTTTCCCCTCAGCCCAGCTACACCTTGCATCTGCCCGAGGGGGACACCACAATCCTTCTCCGCCCCCTCATGAACGTGGAGCGCCTGGTGGGCATCAACGCTGCCTCCCTGGTGATTGACGAGGCGGATACGGTCAAGCAGGAGGTCGCCGAGGCGGCCCTGGTCAAGTTGCAGGGGCGGGTTCGTGTAGGGAGTTGTCCGCAGATTTGCTTTGTGTCTACGCCGGAGGGGCGGAAGTTTATTTGGGGGTTCTTTGAGAAAAATAAAAGCGATGACAAACAGCTTTACAGAGCGGATACTAGAGACAATCCTTACCTTGATCAAAATTACGTCAAGGACTTGCTGGAGAAGTATCCTGCAAACTTGGTTGATGCCTATGTGAAGGGCGAGTTTGTTAATCTTGAGACGACGACCGTGTTTAGTGAGTTTGAGAGAGACAGGCACTTTACAAATATCTTTTGCCCCGAGGCCAACGAGCCAATCCTCATCGGGTGCGACTTCAACGTGGGCAAGGTTTCAAGTGTCTATGCCGTTATGCGCCCCCTGCCTTCTGGGGGCCAGGCTTTACACATATTTGACGAGAACATCTCTAGGGACACTTTCTCGCTCGCGGAGCATATCAAGCGGAAATACGCTGCTCACGTTGCAAGAAATATGGTGATGATCTATCCTGATAGCTCGGGGTCACATGCTAGCACGTCGTCCACCATGAGTGATCACGACATTCTGAGAGAGACGGGGGCAAAAGTTATAGCTGAGCGCCGAAATCCCCCAATTGCGGAAACTGTGGGGCACGCAAATAATTGCTTTAACAAGGGGCAGATTTTTATCAACTGTTCCTCGTGCCATGAATCTGTAGAAATGCTTGAAAACTGGGGTTACGATAGTTCCCTGAAGCCAGCAAAGGGTGGAAAATTGGACTATTCTCACTTTGGCGACGCCTTAAGGTATCTCGTCTGGCAAACAATGCCAAGGCCTTCGATTGGGCTTGGGCGAGGGCAGCGTTGGAGATAGTTTACATTTTCCCGCCCCCCTTGATTTCCCCCTTGCGCCCCCAACTGCGAAGCTTTTTCTGCTGTTAGAGTGTGAATAGTGCTGCGAAGAAACAGTGGTCATCGTTGGTAACTCTCTGATCCCAAATGCTGATGACGCCCTGGGGTTAAACCCGTTTGACCGGCGGCACCCAGAGCTGGAAGCGAATGTTGAGGGGGTTACGGGCGTTGCTGAATACTCGATCGAGCAGGCTCAGCAGCTGGAAAGGCTGTCTCCGATCAAGTTTTGCACCCTGCCCGAGTTCTTCCTGTACGAAGCGACTAGCGAATATATCCCCAAGGATCACCTTGAAGAGCCAGAGTCCTATGACGTTCGCAAAACTAGAGCACAGAGCAGCTTTGAGCCATTCTATTCGCATCTTCGCAACCTTACAATTGGTACAGCCCTTCGCAAAGGCGTTGTAATTCCTGAGGATGTTGATGGGTCGTGGGGCAATTTTTTTGAAGATTGCGATCTTGAGGGGCATTCTTTAACTTCTTACACCAAAGAGCTTTTTACAGCAGCTGTTGATGCGGGTGTTGCGGGTATTTGGGTCGAATATCCGAAGCTTCCTACCGACCTGAGCGCGGAAGAGGAGAAAATTCTTAACCCTCGCCCCTATTTCGTCTTGATCAAGTGCGACCAAGTGCTTGAATGCAGGCACGATATTTTCAGTGCGGAGATCCTGGGGCAGTCACTTTTTGGTTCTTTTCCCACATATTTGCGTATTAAGGGGGAAATTCGCCGAAAAAGTGCTACAAATGAGTTCTTTGAGGAGGTTTTGCCCGCTGTTTTCGTTTATGACATTGTAGAAATTGGGGAAGATGGCTTTTCCGAGGTAAATGACACGCTTCGCCCTGTTTCTCCTGGCCGCAGAGTTCGCTGCAGGACGTATGTAAAGCAAAATGTACCCGGAAATACCGATAGGTATCTTCAAGAGGGGGAGGAAAGGTATCTTTCTATCCCGTTTATCCCGTTTGTGCCTGTCCTTGGGGGTGAAAAAGAAGCATTTTTCCGTGCTCGCCCCCTTCTTCTTGATATTGCGCGGCTAAATCTGCATCACTGGGCAGTTTCCGCTGATCTTGCGGAGTCAATTCACCTTACAGCCTCGCCCCTTTTGACAATGACGGGCGTGCGTGCCGACGATGAAGTAAAAGCGGGGTCTGGGCGAACGCTTTCTTCTCAAAATTCCGATGCAAGATTTGGGATGATTAGTGCAAGTATGGAGGGGGCGGAAGTTACGCTTAAAAATCTCGACAGAATCGAGAAATCAATGGAGCGATTGGCCGCAGTTGCAATGACAACGGGCAAAACGCAGGCCGAATCCGGTTTTGCGAAGCTTCTTGACCGTTCTCAAAGCGATTCTCAGCTTGCAGTTCTTGTTCAGTCGCTTGAAGACGCTCTGAATAGGGCGCTTATGTATGCTGCGGCTTACAGAAACTACTCTGCAGTTAAGATCGCAATTAGCAAGAACTTCATTCCGGTTAAACTGCACTCGCAACAGGTAATGGCTTATAGCTCTCTGTTCAAGGATGGGGTGATAACCATTGAGCTGTTCATGCGTATGCTTGAAAGCGGGGAGCTTTTTGAGGGCATTCCTGGTTTCAGCGTGTCAGATATTATCGAAAAAATGGGACTCAAGGGGACTGAAACTATCAGGGAGCTGATGGGGGCTGGCGAGGGGACCCCTGCCGATGGGCGATCTTCTCGTCTCCGCGTTGAAGTAGACAACACGGCCCCAACGAGCGAGGGCGCCGATAGAGAAGTCTTGGAGCCGGGGTTTGAACCAAGCGAAGCTTGAGCTATAGTTCTTTCACCGACAACAATTCCGTATGGCTTTTGAGACTCTTGACGAAGCAAACAGTGCTTTCAAGTCCCTTGAGGATCGGCTTAACGCCCTGGAGACCGAAAACACGAAGCTGAAGGCCACGAAGGAAGGCCTGCAGGGCGATCTCAGGAAGCGCAAGCAGATTGCCACCTTCCTGAAAGTGGCTGGCATCGAGCTGACGCCTGACATGAGCGACGAAGAGATTGCCGAGAAGGTGTTGGCCCTCAAGGCTGCGAATGCCTCCGAGGAAGGCGAGGAAGGCGACGGTGGCGGCGCTGGCGGGGGGCAGCCCCAAGGTGGACAACAGCAGCCTAAGGGGCAGCAGCAGCCTCAGGGGCAGCAGGCCTACACCAACCCCTCTGACGCCGTGGATACGGTTGTGAAAGCGGAGATGGCCTCCCTGAAGCGGCGACTGGAAGAGCAGAACAAGCGGATCATCCAGGCCGAGCAAGAGCGTGATCGCGAGCGTGAAAGCCGCCGTGCAACGCTGCTTGAGCAGAAGGTAATGGATGAGCTGGCTCGTGTTGATTGCAGGAAGCCGGGGCATCTGTTCAAGCTCAAGAAGGAGGACTTCCGTTTGCTTGAAGATGAGGAAACGGTTGTTTATGGACCCCAGGACGATCCGGTGTCTCTCAAAGATGCCGTGAGCAAGCTTCGCGAGGATGACGACTACTCGATTTACTTTAATGGCTCGGGAGCTACCGGCTCTGGCATGGCTCCGTCTCGTACTCCTGCTTATACTTCTGCGAACAACCCGTTTGCTGTTGGATCAGTGAATGCAACTCTTGTCGCAGAAATGGTCAACGGAGGACACAAGGAGAAAGCTGCGCGACTTTTCCGTGAAGCTCGCGCTGCTGGCAAGCTTGATCCGACTCTGGCAAGGGCGATGGGCAGCATGTTTGGTTGAGTGAGAAACGAATTTCGCTACAACAGGAGGTATGGGCGCAGAACTGTTGCAAAGTGGTCTCGCGGGGGTTACAGAAGCCGCCGCGCTGCCTCTTCTTCAACACGTTCTTATGCGAGAACCAGAGGCTATTCTTCTTCTCGTCCCACACCTTCTTCTGTTCAGCCAGTTTCCTCTCCCGTTCCTCGTGGAAGCGGAGCCTCCTATCGGCCTAGCAACGAGTCTTCTCCGCTAATTGGAATTTTTATTTTACTGTTGGCGGCTTTGCTGGGTCTATTGCTTTCTTTTTTTTGAGCCATCCTTTTGCCGCCCCCTCCTCTTCCCGGAGGGGGCTTTATTGTATGGGTAGCTGACTTTCCTCAATGCCTTTGAAGAAAGGGCGATCGGCCAAAACTATTTCTCAAAACATCAAAAAACTGAGAGAAGAGGGCTATAGTCAGTCTCAGGCTGCTGCTATAGCTTACAGTCAGGCTGGTAAGTCACGCAAAAAGAAACCCAAGAGGAAGTGACATGGCCAAGCGCGGACTGTATTCCAACATCAACGCAAAGCGAAAGCGTATTGCGGCTGGGGCGAAAGAGCGGAAGGCTCGCCCAGGGGAAAAGGATTATCCTGACAAGGGAGCTTTTAAGCGCTCTGCAAAAACCGCCAAGAAGAAAAAGTAAATGGCTGTTCCAGAAAGAGTTAAAAACAAAATGAAAGAGCTTGGGCTCTCGGGGGTGAACAAGCCCAAGAAAACTCCTGGCCATAAAACAAAGTCTCATGTCGTAATGGCAAAGGAGGGTGATACCTATAAAGTAGTTCGCTTTGGGCAGCAAGGTGTTGAAGGCGCTGGGGGCAGTCCTGGGACGGAGGCTGAAAAAGCCAGGCGTCGAAGCTATTATGCAAGGCATAACGCGCAAGGCAAGCCAACAAGCAAGCTATCTGCTAAGTATTGGAGCCATAAAGTTAAATGGATTCTTCTTTTATCTCTCCTGCCTCTTAATCATTTCTTTTAATTCAGTTACATGCTTTCTTAGCTCTCTTGTCTTCTCCAGGTGCCATATATTGTTTGTTTGAAAATACATCGTATTGTGAGTATCAATCGCTTTCAGTGCCTCTCTAATGAAGTCGTTCCACGGCTCTCTGCGAGCGGTGTTGTACTCTCTTCTCGACATGGCTGGGTCTCGGCTGTCATGGCTATTCTGATGTAGGGCACTCTACTCAGACGCACCATGAGCTACAAAACTGATCGCAATGTGATTGGAAGGCAAATCACTTCTGCTGTTGAAGAGGTGATTACGGCTCTTCGTATTGCCTATGACGCTGGCATGGCAAGTGGTAGCATCTATGTGATTCCTGCCGCCTTTACAAGGGCCAATCTTGTTGAGCTTTTTGCTGGCCTTCCTACCGTAACCGGAACTCAGACCCTGGACATCAGTGGCACCACTGGTAATGCCACTGTTTCTACTGGCGAGAAGGCTGTTGCCACCGGCAAAGGTTGGACCCTTGATGTGACTCCTTGACCACACCTACAGCTTCTCGCCTCCGCCCCCTTTTGGGGGCTTTTTATTGCTCGTGTGATTTCCTGCTATAGTGACGATGTAGGGCTTCTTCGTTGCAGTGCTTCGAGGATGCTGTCGCGGCAGTGCCGCAATCTTTTTTCTTGGTGTTGAGAGAGCGCTGGCGTTTGACGCCCCTCATCTCTGTCGGCTGTGCCGAGCCTCGAACCTGTTCAAGCAACTCTTCCTTTTGAGGCTAAAGCCATGCTGCTCGCTGGTGTTCCTTTTATCCCACAGCTCTTCCTGGAATACCAGCAGGAAGAGGTTCAAGACCGTAATCAACTGGTCAATTCCGGCCTGATGGTGACGAATGACGCCATCCAGGCTGAGTTCGCCAAAGGCGGCAAAACCATTGACCTTCCCTTCTTCGGTGATCTCTCGGGAGATTCCGAGATCCTGAACGACTCTGTTGGCCTGACCCCCTCGGTACTGGCTGGCGATCTGCAGACCGGCGTTCGCAACGTGCGTGGCCGTGCCTGGAGCGCTTCCGACCTGGCTGGTGAGCTGGCTGGCTCCGACCCCATGCAGGCCATTGCTCGTCGCACTGGTCAGTATTGGGTGCGGGACATGCAGAAGACCATGATCAGCATCCTGCGCGGCATGTTCGTTGCTGGGGGTCCCCTGGCCACCAGCCACGCCGTTGGTGGCACTTCCACCGCCCTGAGCCAGTCGGCCATGGTGAGCGGTATTGCCAAGCTGGGCGACGCCGGTCAGGAGCTGACGGGCATCCTGATGCGCTCTCCGGTGTATTACGCCCTCATGAACCTGGATCTGATCGTTCCTGCGAGCCAGACCAGTCAGCTGGATACCCGCCTCTCCCGCGAGCGTCTTGAGCTGGGCACCTACCTGGGCCGTCCCGTGTTCGTGGACGACACTCTCCCCTACGACGCTGGTGCAGGCACTGGTGGCGCAGACGTTCATCACACCTACTTCTTCGGTCCTGGTGCTTTCGCTTATGCGACTGCCCCTGCCAAGACTCCGGTGGAAACTGATCGCGACACCCTGAAGGCCGTTGACTTCCTGATCAACCGTACTCACTATCTGGTGCATCCCAATGGCATCAGCTGGACTGGTAATGCTGTCGGCAACTCGCCCAGTAACACTGAGCTTGCTACTGGTGCCAACTGGTCCAAGGTGTTTACCGATGATCGGAACATTCGCCTGACTCAGCTTCGCTGCTACGTGTGACCCCTGGTTGCACTACTGCTGGGCCCTGCTGGCATTTAATATGCTGGTGGGGCCTTTTTCTTACTCAATCGCAAAACAAGCCATGTCCATGATTACTTTCCGTCTTGCTCGTGAAGCGCAAGAGCGCAAAGCTCAAGAAGAGGTGCAGAGTGCTTCGCCTGTGGAGTCTCTGGCAGAAGAGGCTCCTGTTGCTGAATGCTCGATCAAGCCTCCGGTTGAATCGAAGCCCGCTGAGCCAAAGCCCGTGCAGGCGAAAGCCCCTGTCACTTCTGCGGCTAAGGTGAAAGCAGCCCCTGGTGTCACTTCGTCTAAGTGATTGCGTGAATGGCCTTCGTTTCCACTCTTGGGGCGTCTAACGCCAATTCTTTTGTGAGTGCAGCGAGGGCCACTTCGCTTCTTTCTGACTTGCCGCAAAGCCCAGGTATTACTTCCTGGCTTGCTCTTGGCAGCCAACAAAAAGAGCAGACGCTTGTGGGGGCGACGATGGCAATCAACCCTCTCAAGTGGAAGGGGGCCTTGGTTGATCCTCAGCAGTCTCTCGCCTGGCCTCGATACATCAAGATCGATGGGCGAATTCTTCCGAGTGACGAGCTTCCACTTGACTTTGAAATTGCTGTCTCCTACATGGCGGCCTTTCTTACTACAACCGGGGGTTATGCAGGCATTGGGGCTGATAACGATGGCGGTGTTTTGCTGAAAGAGAACGATCAGTACGATGAAGTGAATCTCGGCAGTGGGTCTCTTCAGGTTAAGTATCGAGACCGAGACACTGTGCAGTCGGGCTTTGAGTTTATTCCACCATTTGTGATGGATATTCTTTCAAAGTATATCATTGATAGCAGTTTTCACCAGTCTCATCTTACGAAAGGCAGTTCCGCCAGGATTGACAAGTATTACGCTGCCGGGGCTTTTAGGGGGCGACGTGTAACCTTTGCGGGCGGCATGGTTTATCCGGTTTCTGGGGGTTGGTATAGCAATCCTCTTTGATTTCTTATGTCTCTTGCTGATCGCGTATTTGGGAAGATTCCGGGGCCGCTGATTGCTCAGTGGGGAATTTCTGGCACTTATATTAAGTCATCTCAGAATCAGCAGTATGACCCATATACCGGGACGGTAATGGGGTGTGACTCGGAGGTTCCTATCAAGCTTCTTCCGACTCAACTCAGGCCGGAAGAGGTGCAGGGGCTTTATCAGATGACAGATGTGAAGATTCTGATCTCGGCTTCGTCACTCGGAGAGTATTATCCGAGAACTACTGATTCTGTGCGATATTTGCAAGATGGGGCGCAGAGAACAGCAAAGATTGTTGGCATTATGTCCTATCGAGGGGATAATCCTATACTGCATGTAGTTGTTGGGAGGTTGAGCTGATGCCCAGAAGAATGAGGGGCGCAACACCAAGGCAGGTTGCTTCTTATCGGGCTAGAAACCTGAGAAGAAACGCAGAGGAGCAGGAAAAAATTCTTACAAGGCTCATAGCTCGATCTATCCAGGAAGTTGCAGTTCGCTCCATGAATGGCCTGGCCGAGGCTGGTCCTGCATGGAGCGGTGAATTTGCTGCTTCCTGGGGTTTTTCTCCTGCTGGACAAAGGCCACAGATTGCCGATGGAGGATCTACTGGCCCCGAGGGGGTTAAAAAGTACACGAAAAACGATGCGCCGGTTAGGCGCATTGAGCGCTACCTGGCAAATGGCGTATCAAGATTTAATATTGTCAACGTATCTGATCACGCAGAAAAGGCCGTTGATGGTAAAAGGGGAAAGTTTGTCCGCCCAAATAATGCACCCATAAAGGAAAAAGCTTTAGAGCTTGGCACAGCCAGAGATAATCCAAGCTTTCGTCATGAGATTGGAGATTCTTTCAATGGTCAGTTGCGGGATGCTCCTGCCGCCAGGACGGCTGAACAGGATTGGCTCGATAACTACGCCAAGGGCGGGCCCTTGCAAAAAGATCTTGCCGATGGCGTCTCATTTGCCTTTAGCGATGTAGATATGTTTTCTCCGTGACGGTCATGCCAGATCAAATACTTAATGGCTTAACCGAATACCAGCGTATCAGAGCCGCTATTGAAGCGCCTCTGTTGACTGCTTTTAATTCTCAGGTTCCACCTGTGCCGGTCTATTTTGACAATATCACTGCTGTTCCGCCTGACCCTCCGAAGGAGTATGTTCGCATCAATCTTACTTTTGGGTTGATGAACGAGTCAGGCATATCTCAAACGGTGAAAAACGCGAGAGGGGCTCTTATTGTTCGCTGTTTCGCTCCTCTTGGGGGTGGGCCTGCGAGATGCCAGGAGCTTATTGGCATTGCAGCAAAAGTCATTACTCAGCTTGGGGCGACAAAAAAGAATGTCGATCAAGTGTTTGTAAGGACTGGGCCAATTACTGGGCCTGACTTTATTAGGGAGAGAGCGGAATCAATTGAGCCATCTCTTTCATCCTATTCGCCTCACTTTATGGGCAAGATCTCTGCTGGTTGGCAGGCTATGGTGCCCTGCTCTGAGTGATCGGCCACGGCTATTCTGAATGTAACCGGGCAGTGCCCGTACTGCTGTTCTGTGTAAAGCAATCATGACTTGCGACACTACGGTGCTTACCGGCACTTCCGGGGCTTTTTACTACAAGCCCGCCAACACTGAAGCCTGTCTTCTCGCCACCGCCTTTCCCGCCACCGGCTCCAACATCACCGTTGGCGTCTTTCTTGGTTTTCGAGTGAATGATCCCATCACTCTTAGCTATCCGGTGGGTTCGACCACTACCAACGCAATTGCTGCTGGCGACTATTTCGTCAAAACCTACGATCCCACTACGGGCGTGATGACGATTAGCACCACCGCTGGTGGCACTGCTGCAACTGCGACTGCTCAACCTTCTGGTTTTGGGGCGGCCAAGGCGAAGATTGTCTACAAGGGCTTCAGTGTTGTTGGGCAGGTTCGTGATTGGAGTTTTGAGATCACTCGCTCCGAGATCGACGTGACCACCATTGGTCAGGGCACCGGGCAGTATGCACCGTTCCGTAAGTACGTCACTGGCTTTGCAGATGGTAGTGGCACGGCCACTATCTATACCACCGACGAAGAGGAGTCCATCGCCAACCGCATGATTGAGGATGTAATTCAGCGTCGTCAAACTGGTGCTGCGGTGAAGCTGTATATCGATCAGGTGTTCTCTGGTGGCACTCTTAGCGACTCGCTGAGTCGTTCGATTGAGAGCAAGATCGTTTTGACTTCTGCAAGTCTGAACGTCAACCCCGATGATGCTCAGTCGATTTCGATCAACTTCCGTCCGAGCGAAGCTCCTACTTTTGACCTGACGAAATCCTGAATATCTCAGGCATTGATCTGCGGCCCCTCCTCCGGGAGGGGTTTTTCTTTGTCTGGGCCTGGGACTGGCTAGATTGACTGTGTAGCAGCCGAGTGAGCATGTCTGCAGGGGCTTTTCTGATTGGTAGAGGGCCTGACGGGAATGATCTTCCGGTCACTGTTACCGATGAAGGTTTTTTGAAAGTTGATATTCAAGGTGCAACACTCAGCCTGGATGCTGCTGGTGTTGAGATTGCGAATGATACTGGCAATCCAATTCCTGTTAGTGATGCTGGCAGCAGCCTGACTGTTGACGGAAAGACTTACCACGCTGCGGTGACGATCACTCGCCCGAGCAACACCACTGCGTATGCCGCTGGTGACGTGGTGGGTGACACCGGCGGCAGCGCCATTCTGACCCTGCCCAGCATCGGGCCCAGTGGCGGCTCTGTGCTGATTCAGAGCGTATCGCTGGTGTTCAGCGATGCAGCGGTAATCAGCAGCATGGGAGCATTCCGGTTGCATTTCTACCAGTCAAGTCCGACTGCTATTGCAGATAACGCCGCCTTTGATCTGGTGAGTGGTGAACGCGCAAGCTACATGGGCTATGTTGACATCCCTGCGCCGCTGGATTTTGGCAGCAGCCTATATGCCCAGGCGGACTACCCCGGTCGGTTGATCAAACTGGCATCGGCCAGCACGACGCTCTACGCCGAGCTTGAAACGCGAGGGGCATACACACCGGCATCGGCCAGCACGATCTCGGTGCGTGTGGCGGCAATGGAGACTGGTCTGTGACGCTGGCGCTGCCATCTAGGCGTGCTGCACTGCTGCCTGGCCGGTGGGTCAGCAACGACCTCTGGCGCCGCGCCCGTGCTGTGCCATCACTGTCCCTGCAGTTCGCCGCAACCCGCTCGATGGTCGATGTGATCTCTGGGCGGAACTTGATCACGCACACCAGGCTGAGTGGTGCCACGACCATCAACGAGCTGGGGCGGGTTGCGCCTGCGGTGACGAATCTGCTGCTGCAGTCCGAAGATTTTACAACGACATGGCTGACGGGTAATTATGTCGTTACACCTAATGCGGCAATAGCGCCATCGGGCTTGCTAACGGCTGACAAGCTCGTCAGAGACACAGTTGTTACGGCAACGAGCGCATCGCAAAGCGTCGCATGTCTCGCAAATACGACATCCACTCTCAGCTGTTTTGTCAAGGCAGCTGAATGGTCAAAGTTCGGACTCAGGGAAGGGTTCGCTACGGGAAACTATGTAACTTTTGACCTTGTTACTGCGTCAGTCATATCCTCTAGCGGAGCCACCGGGACCATCACGGCCTTCCCAGATGGGTGGTATCGCGTGGCAATGCAAATGACAACCCAGGTGGGGCAGACAACCTTTGGAGCCAGGATCAACCCACTCCCTAATTCCTATGTAAGCGGCACGCCTTTGTATGGTTTCGCGGGTGATAACACCTCCGGCCTATTCGTCTGGGGCGCCCAACTAGAGCAATCCGCCACCATGGGCGAATACGTCCCCACTGGTGCAAGCATCAACAGCGCACCCAGGATCACCCACGACCCGGTGACGCTGGAGTGCTTGGGGTTCCTGCCGGAGGAGCAGAAGGCGAATCTGACACCTAGAAGTGAAGAGTTTAATGATGCAACGTGGGTAAAAGCTAGGGCTTCAATTACGGCCAATGCCGCCGCGTCCCCCAGCGGAGCGATTACGGCAGACAAATTAGTAGAAGACAATACCGCTAATAATACGCACGTTGCCGTCCAAGTCTTTACGTTTGCTGCAACAACGTATACGCTATCTATTTTTGCAAAAGCTGCTGAACGTTCATGGGTGCGCCTATTTGCATTTGACGGAGTAACGAACTTTGGCTGTTACTTCAATCTTTCGGCAGGCACCGTAGGAACCGCAGTCGCCTCTACGGGCTTCATTAGCCCACTCGCAAATGGTTGGTTCCGATGCGTAATGACGTTTACAGCCGCAGCGGGAACAGGGACTTATGCGGCTCGCCTGGCGACAGGAGACGGGGCGGACGTTTATACCGGCGACGGCACTTCCGGCCTATTCGTCTGGGGCGCCCAACTAGAGGTCGGCGGCCTGACCAGCTACATCCCAACAGCCGGAAGCTCTGTCGTGCGTGCCGCTGATGCGGTGTCAATCACGGGGGCGAACTTCAGTAGCTGGTATCGGCAGGATGAGGGGACGATCTATGTAGATGGCCGCAGGAGTGACCTAAACCACACCGCATCTGCATGGTTCCTGGCAATGTCAACAGGGGTTGCAACGACAAGGCTACAGCTTGGCTTTGATTTCCCCGCAAACGGAAATTATGCCATCGTGTCCTCAGGCACTCTTCAAGGTGATGTCTATCCTTTGGTAAACACTTTAGTTCGGCGAGCAGCGGCAGCGTATTCAAATAATTGCGCGGTTTCGTACAACGGGGCATCGCCATCCTCCTTTGCGGCTGCAAGCCTAGGCGCCTATTCACGAATGGATATTGGCGCTTACGTCAATTCGGCCAGCGGCTGGCTCAACGGCCCCATCGCCCGCCTCGATTACTGGCCCCGCCGCCCGCCTAATAGCATCCTTCAGGAGCTATCCCGATGAGCTTCTATTGCTACCGCTTCCCCACCCGCAACCAATTCCGCACCCTCGCCGCCGCCGAGGGCCTGATCACCGATGACGGCGAGCTGATCACCGCCAGTCACACCCACAGCCTCGATGAGGTCGGCACCATCCACGAAGGCGGCGAATACGGCCCCGATGGCGAGGTGATCACCCCGCCCGTTGCGCTCTCCGGCTGGCATGTGAACACCATCGGCCTAGCCCCTGAGGCATGGGACCAGTATCTGGTGGTGGTGAACTCTCCGGCCCGCGTGTTTCTCGGCGGCCCCACCCAGGCCCCCGATGACGCCACCCTGGAGGCCATGAATCAATGACCAATCCATATCTGCGTGCTGCTCAGAAGTTCCCCGCCCTCCGCCAGCAGGCCGCCGAGCGCCTCAGCAAGCGGCCCGATCACGCAGGCCGCCCGATCATCCCCGAGGTGGTCGAGGATCGCCCCCAGCCGCCAGCAGCGCCCGGCAAGAAGTCCAAGCCTGGGCAGCATTGATGATCGGTGCCTACCGCAGTGCCGCCTTTGCGCAGAATCCACTAAACCATCTGGCTGCGCAAAGGCTTGACTGGGCTAATCGCTGGCACGGTTCACATTGAACCCATTGTCTTGAGATTCTTTCTGGCTAGCCTGATCGTAGGCAGTAAAAGAAGATGGCGATTCAGCCTGCAAAGTGGAATATTTCCCTTCAGCGAAGAGCGGCATGGAGGTATTATGTTGAGCTTCTTGATGAAGCTGATAATCCTATTGACTTGACTGGGGCAAGTGTTTATTCTCAGATTTGGGATAAAGACAGAGATACTAAGTATGCTGATTTTTCAATTGAATACATTAATCGCTCGCTTGGAAAGTTTTACTGGATGCTGGCAGCGGCTGATTCTATCAATCTTCCGTGTGAATGCTTTTATGACATGTTGCTTGTTGACTCACTCTCGACCCCCTATTATTTAGTGGAAGGCCTTGCCTTTGTTTCTGAGGGCTATACGTCACCATGACTCAATCTGCAAGCATTGAAAGCGCAATAGGGCAGCCGAAGATTATTCTGCGTGTTCCTGGGATTGCCGGCCCTCCAAGCCCTGCTCCTACAAAAGAAGTTGGGGTAATGTATCTCAAAAACAACACAACCCCTACTGGGATTCCCTCTGTCAATGCAAGAGCGGTTGTTAATGGAACAATGCAGACTGGGACCTTGCTAAACTTCGCCAAGGACACTGGCACCAATTCTTTGAGATACTTGGGACCAGGGGGCCTCTTTCATGTAATTGCAACTTTTAGCTTTAGGGATGGCTCTCAAAATGTTTGCGGTTTTTATATTGGGAGGAATCAGGACATTTCCTCTCCCTTGGACCCGAATGCCGACAGGATCTCTGAATCTGAAATCTACTGCAACTCTGGTTCATCCTCTAATCAGCCAAGGACTGCTGCTATTCAAACCATTTGCCAGCTCAATACAGATGATCGACTGTTTTTCATAGTGCAAAACCAAACGGCTGCCGTACCAATAACTGTAGAATTTCTGAAGTTTGTTGCAATTGGGTGATCGATCTGTCGGCATTTCCGCTTGCTCGACTTGAGTTCTTTTCTTCCCTGAGGTAGACTTTTAGGGAAAGTTGCCCCGATTAATTCATGGCCGCCACTCCGACCAGTCCCTCTACCGGCTCCATGCGGGCCATTGACCGCCTGCGCAAAGCGGCAAACTTTGAGCCCATCAAGCAGTCCGTACTGCTTGCAAGTGGTGACGAGCTGGAGTTTTATGTCACGCCTTTGACGACAGCCGAACGGGAGAAGGCTCAGAAAAATGCTAAATCTGATAGCACTAACGACTACGCCCTGCAACTTCTGATTCTGAAAGCCAAGGATGAGAATGGGCAGCCTCTTTTCCGCCCCGGCGATGCTGCAATTCTCAAACAGGAAGTTGAGGATGAAATTCTTCAGCAGATGATCTTGAAAGTTCTCCGCCCTGACGAAGAAGGGGAGGTTGAGACGGATCTGAAAAGCAGCTGAGGCTGAGCTAGAGAAAGACACAAGGCTCTTCTTTCAGTTGCAACTGGCAGAAGAACTTAAGATGACTCTTTCTCAGCTCAAAGATGCCGTAACAGAAGAAGAGCTAATTTTGTGGCAGTTGTATTATTCTATCAAAGGCAAAAGACAGAAAGCCGAGATGGAGAAGATCAAGAAACGCCGCTAGCCTGACCGGGGCCAGCGGCTTTTTCATGCCTAGACTGTTAGCACGAGGAACTGTCGAGGCATGGCTAGCTATCAGGCGATTATTGATCTTATCGTCAATGGCCAGACCGAGGTTGACAGAGTAATTCGTAGCACCGATCAACTTGCTGCTGCGATTGGAAGAATCAATAGCAGGCCGCTTGAGTTACAACCGGGAAGAGCGCAGCAATCTGTTGAAAGACTTACAAGAAGTCTTCAAGGAATTGACCGTCAAGTAGAGCAGGCGGCAGCCCACCTCACTCCACTGAGAAATAACTTTCAGGCAGTGTCAAGAGAGGCTGGCACTCTTGATAGGGCGCTGCAAAGAAATAGTAGGAGTCTAGAGGTAAATAGAAGGCAGTCTCAGATTTATGGAAATGCCGTAAGGAATGCAGCCGCAGGCTCTGAAGAACTCCAAAGAGCCTCATTTCGCCATTCGTTAGTTGTTGGGCGAATCAGCAGATTAACCGAGCAGCAAACTCAGCTCGAACGCAGGAGGGCGGCAGTTGACGCCAGGATGACCTACCAGCTCCGTCAAATGGCGGGGGCTGAAGCCGATCTCGCCGAGGCTCAGGAAAGGCGGGGGCAGGCTTTTCAGGATCGAGAGAGCGCACGAGGCCTGCAGGCTCAAATCCAATTTGCAGATCGCCTGGCAAGGTCCTACATGAATGCAGAGGCTGCTCAGCAGCGTGCGGCCAGGGGGCTTCGAGATGCTGGACTTGATGACTTGGCCGGTCGTATTGGAGCAGTGCAGTCAACTGCTGGACTGCGTTCTGAAATTCAATTTTTTGACAGCCTCGCTTCTAGCGTTGCAACTAACACAGAGGCTTTCAAAAGGTTCACCATTGCCTCTCGTGCAGCGTCTCAGAGCCTTGCTGAGGTAAACAGAAACAGATTGGCAATTCTGGCAGAGGCTTTCACGCCCCCAGATCGACCTGTCATGGGGCCAGGGGGGACGCTGGTTGAGCCTCCCATCGCCGGAAGGCCGCTTGAGCCTGGTCAGCGCCCGCGCACCAGCAATGAGGCGAGGCGAGGCACGAGTGGCAGGGCCTTGAGCAATGAAGAGGTTTCGAGAACCAGGCAGGAGGTTGATCGGTTAATCAACAGCTTCAACGAAGTTCCTAGAAGTGAGGCAGGTCTCAGGGATTACATTGAAAGACTTGGCGAGCTGAGAAGTGTTGTAACTTTTACGTCTGAGGCTTACAGAAGGCTCGCACAGCAGCAGCGAATTGCCGGCGACCTCCTTGAGACTGCTGCTTCATTGCAGCGCCCAGGTGCAATGCAGGGGCCGGGTCAGCTTGCGGCAACAACTGGCCCCGCCTCACTGATTGAGGCTCCCGAAAACAGACTGAAGCGACAACTGTTTTATGAAAAAACCAGAGAAGATATTCTTTCTAGGCTTGTTGCATTTGAGAACAATATTAACGAGGCTGATCTGACTCAAGTTCAGAGAACTCAGCTTCAGATTCGCCTTGATGAAGCGTTGCTTGCACTGGATCAAAACAGACTTGATGTTGCCAGGCGGCTCACGAGAGAGGGCGAACAGGCCAGGATGTCAACCGAGAGAGAGAACAGAAGGAACAGAATCACGGGCGGGCCAATGAGGGCTGGGGGGCCTGGGGAGACCATTGCTTCTATTGACGCCCCTCAGAAGGTTCAGGAAATACTGAGGCAGACGACAACTCTGCAGCTCTACCTAAACAAGCTTGCGTCGGAAGGGGTTGACGTAACTCTGCAGCAGTCTGCGGCGCAAAATCTGATCAATGAGATTTCCGCTCAGGGGCTTCAGCTGTCCGATCGTTTTGTCAAGGCAAAGAGAGATGAACTTTCGGCAATCAGAGAGATTACAAAACAGGAAAAAATAAGGCAGACAGGTGGACTTGATCCAGAGGTTCTGGAGGGTCGCGTGCAACGCCTTCTCGGCAGGACGATAGGCCTTGAGAGTAAGGCTATTTCGTTGCAAGAGAAAGGGGCGACGAACGCCGATCAGCTGCGCTTGGAGGTTCAGCAGAAAATAAACGCACTGAAGCAACTTGAGGGCAATATTACGAGTCAAAACGCTGATGCTGTGGCTAACGATCTTCGACTGTTGCTGAAGAGCATAAATGAAATAAGCAATGCCCTTGGTGAAGCAAGGAACCAGGTTTCACAAGTTGCAGCTCTTACCGGCTTTGAGGGAAGCTTCCAGAAGCTTCAGACCTCATTTGCCGAAACCGGATCATTCTTCCAGAATGTCTCGCCAGAAGAAGCTATTGATAAAATTGTCAGGCAGTTCACCCCATCCCTTGCTGGCACTACCGGCCTTGCAGCTCTTGAGCAGCTCGAAAAACCTGCAAAGCTCTCCTCTCAAAAACTGACCCTTCTCGCCTCTGGCCTGCAAGAGCTTGCCGCTCAAATTGATCCACTTGTGCCTGGAGCGAAAAGACTTCTCAAGGAGATGAATGGGGTTTCTGCCTCGCTTCAGAACGAACAGGCTGGTCGCGCCCCTGACGCTGACTTCCTGGTCCGCCTCACCAAGAACCCACGCTTGGCTGCTGGTATCAGCGAGGGCCTAATCGGTGGCGCTTTCCCGCTGCTGTTTGGGCAGGGGGTCGGCGCTGCAGCCGGTGGTGGCATTGGTGGCTTTGCCGGTGGTTATGCCGGTGGCGCCCTGGGCTTTGGTCTGTCGCTGATTGGTACGGCGATCGGCTCTGCAGTTGATACCACTGTCAACAACCTGAAGGCACTCGCCTCAAGTCTGAAAGAGCCAACGGCGGCGCTTGAGGCGATGAAGACCGCTGGCCTGAAAGTTGACTCAGGACTTCAAGATCTTGTTGACCGACTGGAGACTGTTGGCAACGCGGCTGCTGCGCAAGCGATTGTTTTTGCCGAGCTTGAGAAGCAGCTTGGCCCTGGAGCCGCAAAACGGCTGAATGCACTTTCAGAGGAACAGAAAAAACTTGACGAGATAAATCAGAAGCTCTATGCAGCTCTTTCCTCCGAGATGCTTCCACTGCTTACTGGAACAATCTCGATCATAAATGACTTTGCTGCCGCTCTTCAAAGAATTGCCTCCATAGACGTACCCGACTGGGTTAAAAACGTTGGAGGTGCTGCATTTAACGTTGCATCTGTCGTTAATCCCGGTTTTGGTCTCTCTAGGGCTCAATTTGAAAACGCAAGAAAGCGTGGCCAGGAGGCCGCAGAAAGGGCTGGTACTCCACCGCTCACTCAAGAAGGTCAGAGAAAGCAGGAATTGCTGCCATTTCAGCAAACTACTGCTGCTCTCTCTGCCGGCCTTGAAGCGTCAGACATTGCTAAAAAGTACACTGATGCAATCAAAACTGCAGCAGAGGAACAAGAAAGCTTAGACGAGCAAAGATTTGAGCTGATCGAATCTTACGAAAAATCAATTGCCGATATTAGAAGAGGGGTTGAGCAAAGAATCACTCAAGAGCGACTGTCTGTTATTGCTAAAGAAAACGAGCTGTTTGCGGCTCAAGGAGAAGTTCGCCTTCAACAGCTGCGCAATGCAAATGCCGAACTGAGAGCTACCGTCTTCGGCAACGAGATTGGGCAACAGCTTATTGATGCTGTTTCTGAATTTACAGAAAAACAGCTTTCGACTGAGAACGAGGTTGCAAATCGTCGTCGCTCTCTTGAGCTAGAGCTTGAATCCAAGCGAATTGAGATCGAGCAATACAGGATTGATGTTGCGAAGCAAGTTAGCGATCTAAATCTCTCAACTCAAAAACAGGTTGAGAAAATTAACGACGGGATTCTGAAGAAAAACCAAGCCTATGACAGGAGTCGCTTTGAGATTGAAAAGCGCATCAATATCAATAATCTTGAGATCAAGAGACTGGAGGCGAAACAGCAAGAAAATCTGTTTAGAGGGGCTGCCAACAATAGCAATCCGGCCATCGCCAAACAAAATCGCGAACTGGCTGATCTTTACGCCAATCAAGCCACTTTTATCGAAGCTCAAAAGAATGCCGTGAAGAGCTTTGCTCCGCCCCCACAGCTTTCTTTCGGGTCGGTAAGCGCTAGTGCTTCTGTTTCTACTGCTGGGCTTGACACTGTTGCCGCTCGCGGCAAGCAACTCGCAACGGCTATTGCAAGTGTTCAGAACGAGCTGTCTTCACTTGTATCAAGTGGTGACTTCATCGGATTCAATGCTCGCCTCAAGGAGATTGCGGACCAAGGCGTCACTGGACTTATCAATCAGTTCGAGCAGCTCAGGGGCGAGTTGAGCAACGATCCGCTGGGGGCTCAATTTGCAAAAATCGGAGAGGCGTTTGAGGCTGTTTCAAAGGCTCCCGAAATAGCTCCCTACAAAGAGCTTGTTCTTGAGTACCAAAGGCTCGCGGAGGCCAACGTAAAACTTGGTGCATCGCTTGAGTTCTTCCTTGAGAAAGGGGGTCAGCAGTCCTCTCAGCTTGATTCACTGCGAGTTGAAATCAACTCTGCCATCAGCGGCACCACGGAGCTTGAGAAAGCCATGATGGATCTTACTCAGAGAGGTATTAGTCCCGCCTCTGAAGAGTTTAAGATTCTCACAGAAAATGCAGCAAAGCTTGACATGCTGCAACAAAAGCTTCAGGTCATCAACAACTTCAAGACTGCTTCGTCTGAGCTGACTCTCTCACTGCGCGGATTGATCGAAGGCTTCTACGAGCTTGGTAGCGCCTCTGAGGCCGTCAAGAGAGTGGGTGAAGAGCTGGGGCGTAAGAGTCTTGGCTTTGTGCTTGACATTGCTTTTAAGCCCGTTGAGCAGGCTATGCAGAAAACGATGTTTGACCTTGCTGGCAAGCTTGGTTTTGACATCAAGCCAGAACAGTTGCAACAGCTTGAAGAAATCAAAATACTGAAAGATCTTGTTGCGAGCATTGAAAGAGAGATTGTGAAAAAGCAGGGCGCAGTCGTTCCAACGACTCTTGGGGTGGGGGTGCCCGCCTCAGAGAAAATACTGACAGAGGAACAGCTGAGGGTTCAGGGCCTGGTCAGGGGGCTTGGCTCACAAATACAGAAACGAGTCGAGGAGGTTTCAGGCAGTTCCGAACTTGAGACGCTAAGGGGAGCGCTGAAGGGCGAGGTCAACCTATTGCTCCCCCCGGCTGACATAAATCCAAATCAGTTCAGACTGATAAAGGAAGGTGCTCTCAGCGAAGTAGACAGGCAGATTAATGAAAAAATCCAAAAACTATATCCCCAGTTACCGCCCTCTCAACAGCTACCGCCCCAGTCTTCCCTCCCCAGCGCCTTCACCGGCATTGGCGGGCCGAACGGTCAGTCGCACGAAATTCTTAAAACAAAAGCAGATCAACTTTTTCTTGATTTTGCTTTTGAGACCTATGAAAAGGTTGAGGCAGCCCTCGGTGAAACGGTGCAGAAAATTCAAACAATGTCTGAGCTTGGATTGTACAGGGAAAAGCAGTTTAATGCGATCGGAAATTTCCTGAGCAGCGTGCCAGACGAGGCGAGGCCCGCCATGACCGTTGACATAGAAAGAATAATAGAAACAGCCATCTCAAAACGCGCTTCTGAAATTTCTGCTGGTCCAGCCATTGTTGCCCCTTCGCCCGAGTCAGCGGTTGCCCCGGCCGCCAAATCGATGCAGTTGATTAATGAGTATACGGTCGATTCGGCCCAGCTAACCGGAGAAGCAGCACAAAAAATACAAGAAAGCAATCAGAAGATAGGGGGCATTGTTCCGCAATGGGGCAAGAACCTTGGACAGGTCGTAACAGGTCTAAGCCTCGCCTCCTCTGCTGTTATTGGAATCGTGGGCGGCATTCAAAACATACAAAAGGGCGGGGCTGGAAACGTACTCAGCGGCATTGGCTCGGTCCTAACAACCGTTGGCAGCATTGGCATGAGTGTCGCTGGATTTATGAAGCCTTCTGGCTTTGGGGGTCCCGCCGCCGCCGGAAATAATCCATGGACTAGCGCAGTCCAGGGAGTTATCAAAAACGCAAACGGAAACGCATTTCAGAATGGCGAGTTGATGAAATTTGCCAATGGCGGAATTCTGCAGTCCCCTACACTGTTCAGTTTTGAGAGCGCCGGGGTGACCCGTACCGGACAGGCCGGTGAGGCGGGAACAGAGGCGATCATGCCGCTCAAGCGGACCAAGGATGGGCGCCTGGGCGTCGAGGCGGACCTCTCCATCCCATTCGAGGGTGGCAGCCTGATGGTGGACGAGGAGCCTCCCACGGCCCCCAGTGGCAGCAGCTCGATTCCTTTCCGCAGTCGCTCTGGCAACACGCAGCAGCAGCCTTTGAGCATTCCGTTCATGAGGGCTGATGTTGTATCTGCTGAGTTTGGTGGAGACGCCGGGGATGGGCCGATCAAGTTTGAATCAACAGTGATCAACAATGTAGAATACGTGACCAGGGCAGAGGCGGAACAGATTGGACGTGCTTCGGCTGCCCGTGGGGCCGAATTGGCTCAGCGTCGCATTAAAAACAATCCACAGGTTCGTCGTTCAATCGGGATGTCGCAGTAATGGAACTATGTAACTTCATGCGATTCAAAAGCAGGGATGGAGTTTACACAAATTGGGCTGCTCAGAATTTTTTCCCCGATCAGTCCAAGAGCTTTCAGGGGGCGTCCTATCGGTTTATACCAATAGCAGTTGCAACAAATGCTTCTACAAGGGGCGGTGATCGAGCAGAGGCGGCGATTAGCGCTCCAGCCGGCGAAATAACCAGCTCTGTTTTCAAAGAGGCAACAGATGAAGACTGGCTGCTAGAAATTAAAACCGCAAAAATAAATAGATCCAGCTTCACTATTGACAATTTGCTTACCACTGAGATATGGGCCTGCTCCCAGGTTCAGTATGACATTTCTCAGAATGGAGTTGTACTTCAGCTTGCTTCGCCCCTTGATTCAGTGAGTCGAATTGGCGGAAGGTTTTTGTCTCAGTCTCTGGTTGGCGCACTTCCGACAAACGGAAACCTTGTGCTGCAATGATTGACTACTCTAAATGGATCGGACTGCCTCACAGGTTTGCCGCTGATCCCGATGATGGCGAGGGGGCGGATTGCTTGATTCTAGCTCACAAGATATTGATTTCTGCTGGCGCCCCATGTCCGCCACTTAACGGCGAATGGCTGCAACTTGCTCTTGCTAGGCAATGGGATCAACTTGAGCAAGAGTGGCACAGGTACATGGTTGCGGTTAAGATCCCCAGGGATTTTGATTTGTATATGACAAGAAACCCCGAGACGGGCTTCAGCATTGCGACGGTTGTCGAGGACGGCGTTGTGTTTGTGAGCCACAGAAAGGGGGTGGCATGGATTCCGTTAGGATTGGTTCAGGGGAATTTCTGGAGAGTCCGCTGTGCTTCCGGCTGATCGTTACGTTGCTTCCCTTCTGGGACTGACCGAAGAGCAATACAAATTCTGGAAGGATTATGTAGAGGAGCAGGCGAGGAAGGGGCCCCAGCCTGCAGTTGTTTGCGGTGAACCAGTTTCAACAACAATAGCAACCATTTCCCTGGTTTTGTCAGTTATTGGTGTTGGTTTTCAGATTATCGGCTTTCTGCTGCAGTCAAGACCTGGCAGGCCAGCAGAACTTCAGACAAGGAATAAGAACGGCAATAACCAAATAGGAATTTCCTCCTTCGCCCCCCGTGCTGGTTTTGATGCAATCCAAGACGTTGCGGCGCTCGGGGCTCCCATTCCAGTAATTTACGCAAACAGAGAGACGATTGATGGCAAGACTTATGGAGGGGTGAGGGCGAATCTTTCGTTGCTGTGGTCTCAGGTCTGGAGCCTTGGCGGAAGCCAGATGCTTAGGGCCGTTTTCATGATAGGAGAAGGGGATGTTGAGTCAGTTGATCCACTTGGTTTTGCAATCGGGGATAATACAATTGGCGCCTATGATTTACTTAGTGCATCCGCCAACCAGTCGGGTAGTCGAATCACTATCTATTACAAAGGGGATGGGGGTCGCATTGTATCTGGTGACAGAATTGCCGGCAGAGCCGCCAGTCAAGACCCTGGAAACGCCCAAAATTCCGGTGGAGATGACGTTTTCTCGATCCTTTCTGTTGGAAATGATTGGGCCAAAGATTTTTCCTCAACTAGCAAGCCAAGCAATAGCACGACATTTGGCGTATTTAGATTAATTGGAAACAATCTTGCCTTTAAGCTAAATCCAAACGTTCGCCCTGGTGTGAATGCAAGGCTTAAGCCCGTTGGTGACGAGGGCGATGCAAAGGTTGAGTGCCCAATTGATAATGTCGCAAATGTGCAAAGGCAGAAATTTGAAGCGACGTTTTCTTCTCGCTCAGGAATCGTCTCCGGTGGCTTTAGCGAGGGAGACACGTTTACATACAAATTGCTCAGCGGCAGTGATTTTCAAACCGAATACTCTTATGGCATTGCAAACGAAGAGGGTTGGGAATCTAAAAAGGAGTTAAATAGAGGGCCTGTCGTTTATTCAAAAACGGGTGCAACTCTAACGATTGATTGGCTGTCTTTTCTTACTGTTGAGGCTCCTTCTATTGACACGGTTGCTCAAACATCTTCTGTGAGGGTGTTGTTTGACACGACGGCTGCTGGATCTGCTCTTGCCGGTGCAGCGGAGGGGCGCTACAGAGTAGAGTATTGGGTTAAGCTTGAAAACGATGAGATCAAAGAAGATATATCCTCTTTCTTTGATGCCATAATCACGATCTACAAGGATCAAACGCTCTACGAGGCGCAGAAGAACAATGATGGGCTGGTAACAGATATTGTTGTCACTTCTGGGACCGGCGGTGGCTTTACTAGATTTGAGTATGAGATTTCAAATGATTCCACGCCCCTGTCTGCCCAAAACGGAAATCTGAGGGCTGATATTAACTTTGATTTCTCTGAGCTTGATGCTTACCTGGAAAAGGCCGATGACGCAGCTTCTTCTGTTGCGGCAAGGCAAAAATCCTGGGATGATGCAATTGTTGTCGGAGAAATGTATAAAGTTGGCTCGGCTCTCGCTGTTTGCTCTGGGCGGACGCCGGATAATGAAATTTTCAGAAGTGATTTAGAGCTTGAGGCTGAAGATTCTGGGCAGAGCATAACTGCAACCTTCAAGGTCGTTCGCAGTGGCTCTGCCAGCACCGTAGCAGAAGCATCTCTGGACGCTCCATCAACCGATGAACTGGAAAGAAAGACCGCAACGAATGGTCCGCACATGTTTAGGATTGCGATTGCGAATATTGCTACGCAGAGAGAGTGCAGAATTGTAGAGATTGGAATTAAGTCTGCTCTCGGCCTAAGCTTCAATGGACTTCTTCGGTTCAGGACCACTCTTTCCTTCGAGGAGGCGGACGAAAGAGCCTGCACTGGCAAGGAAGGGGATAAAATCCAAAGAGGAAAGATTTTAAGGGTTGATCAGTATCAAAGTGGAACACTGACCACACCAGAAGACAGGTACAGTTTTTTCCGTGTTTATGTTCGCAAGTATGGGGCCGAGGATTTTATACCGCTAAGTCAATGTTTTGGCGTTGGCAGCCAAACACAGCAGGCCGTCTTTAATTATTTTAGGCTTGAAATGCCTTCTCTGTCTCGATGGGAAATTCGCATCGAGCCCTTGACTGGCTGGGAGATCCGTCAAGGTATCGCCACCGGGGCCCTGTGGGTACTTGACTCACGCTTGAAACAGGTGCAATCGGTTTCAACGTCAACCAGCCTTGGCGATGTTGCGGTCAGGTTCAACGGCAGACCAATAAGTAGATCCGTGGCGAGCTTCACTCTTCAGCAAAGCAGGAGAGCGAACGTGGGGCTGACGCCTATTGACACCAATAACAATCACGTTGATGCCTGGGGCAAGTTAGCAGAAGGATTTATTTATGAACAGGTAGAGAGTAGCGCCAGTAATGGCCCAGAGCATGAAATAGTCTATGTGAACGAAATAGTTGAAAACGAGCAAGCGCCAGAATACAATGGAATCGCCCTGGTCGGGATCAACGTTCGCTCAAGTTTTGAGTGGGCTCAATTTAGGCAGTTCTCCTCCTATGTAAACAGGGGGACAAGAATAAGAAGGCTGTTGAACAATTTAAGCGTTGGCCCCTCCCATCTCTTCCCGGATGTCGCCCTTGATCGCTTCACTAATTCAAAATACGGACCTGGGCGAATTAACGATGACTTGATTTTGCTTGACGACTTCAAGGCAGCGGCTCAATGGTGTCAAGACAGAAAATACTTTTTTGATGGTCCTGTAATGCTGGGAACCAACACCCCCAGGCAGTGGGCTGCCGACGTAGCTGGGACGATGCTGCTTGATTTTCGTGAGGTGGGAGGCAGGTACTCACTGACCCCTGCGATTACATTTCAGGAAATCAGTCATAAAGCTCTCTTTACTGCAGGAAACATTGAGGAGGGGACTTTCAAGCTTGAAACCATTCCGGTTGACGATCTTCGCCCCGTCCGGGTCAGTGCAAAGTGGCGAGAGGAGAGGCTCAATCTCGATTTGAACAGCCCAGGACTGTTCCCAGTAGAAAGAGAGGTTGTTGTGCGTGAGGCGTCTCCATTTGGGAGCGACTCCGATCCGCTTGAGTCGCTCGACCTGAGCGACTATGTTACCAATGAACAACATGTAATTGATGTTTGCAAGTTCAGAATCAGGTCTAAGCGCCTAAGGGATCATGTTGTTAAGTTTACGATCACCTACGACTCCCTTGCTGGAGTCTGCGCCGACTTGTATCCAGGTGACTACATCAGAGTTGCAATGGATTCAACATTTTTCAATCAATTTAACAATGGTGGGGTAATGAAAGATGGAACAATTGTTTCATCTCGTGCCTTCGCCCCAGGCTCGTATGACGTTATCGCGTGGGCCGGGGATGAGCGCAGGCCAGCCGAGAGATCTCTGTTGGTTTCTGACAATGGCAAGGGCAACCTCCGTGGATCCGTTTTTACGGTCAAAACCACCAATGTAAGAAGCTATCAAATCTCGAAGATTAGCCCCACGGATGAAGGCAAATTTGACATAGAGGCCATCCATTCGCCCGTTGGCAGCAACAGACTTCTTTCCGTGGTCGATGGATGGGATAATGAAAGCAACTGGGTGATTTCGAGATGACGGTCAACTTTCCAGAAGTTAAGCCTACAAGCTGTTCGTTCACTCCGCCCCAGTGGCCTATTACGGAGTCCCGTTCTCAGTCGGGCATCAGGAGCTACAAGATCTGGTCAAGCAAGCCGTCTGATGGACTGCTTGACCTGGGCTTTGAAAATATATCAGAGCGCAACGCTTTTGGGATTGTTCGTGCACACCTGCTAGCTAAGGGGCCAATTGAAGATATCTCGCTTCCGTCTATCATTTTTCATGGAATCGAGGACGAGGGATTGTCGGACCTAGTGTCGCAAAAGGGATCTGGGCTGTTTTGGTATTTTGTCAACGGTGAGCCACCAGTGCTTGAGAGGGTTCCAGGTCGCAGATACACCACTAGAGTGAGATTGAGGGCAGAACTTCGTTTTTCCGATGACGATTCTTAATGGAACCCACGGAGAGCTTCGCTGGAACGGCAGGAAGATAGCCAAGGTAACGAATGCGTCCATCAACAAGAATAGGGATACGCTGCAGACTACTGGAATCGGCGACATGGACGACACTTATACCTATGGCAAAAGAAGTACGGGTGGAAGTGCAACGCTGCTTTACAAGACGGATGACGCGGCAACTGTTGAGTTGATGAATAGAATCCTTAATGACGACGAGTCAACTGATAACCTAACACTAGTTCTTCGCACCGGGCAGTCAAGAGGAACGCTTAAGGGAAGGGTCTTTATCTCCAGTCAAAGCGAATCAATTTCCTCGGGAGAGAATACAACCGTAAGTATAAACTTTGTTATCAGTGGAAAGCCCTCTGCTGAATACTGATGGCCCTGCTCGGCAAATACGGAACCGTTTCGTTTTCAAGGGAATGGGCGGCGCCAACTGCCGTTGATGAATCCAGGCTTGTCAGGAATGCGTCTGGAAACGTCCTCGACATGGAGGAGCCAGCTCTTTGGAGTGGCGACAGAGTGGCCATTCTGTGCTCCAGGGGCGCCCCCGTGATTCCCCAGGGGCAGTCCTACGCGCCCTCGCCGGGAGGTCACTCTTTCTATGGCGACGGGCGTTACGACCCAGGCCCAAGGGGAGTAGCAAGGCAAAGTCGCAACCTCGTTTACGTGGGCAATCCCTCGACCCCCTTTTACGATCCATTGCCTCTTGAGAGGGTAATTTATGCGTATATTCATAGAGATGAAATTGATAATATAACATTTTACGGGGAAGAGCATGATGCAATTAATGGGTTTGGCGAATCTTTTATGCCAATCTCGATTTTGGATTGCGACCAGTTAATTGTTTCTCCCGCCCCCGAAGGGAATTACAGCCAGGCGCTGGTAAACGGACTTTTGTCTTTTGCAACGCCCCTTATCTTTCAAGAGGGAAATGCTGAGGTTGTTGGCGATCAGTTTCTGCCTGCAGATTTGCTGCAATCACTTGCAGCCTTCCTAGAAGAAGCCTCTGAGCTTAGCAAGTGGAAGCAGGTTGCTAATTTAACGTCTTGGGCCTTTGAAACAAACGTGCAAGTCCTTGACCAGGGGGCGATAGGGCAAAGATTTGGTGAATCAGCCAAGGGGAGTCTTGGAGGGGCTGGAAGTTTTAATGCGATCATGAGCACGGAAGACGGAAAGGGAAGTTTTGGCCCTTACTCCATGCTCAGGCTGATGCTGGTTACACAGGTTGGCGCGAAAGCAGAAGCAAGATTTGTGATTGCAGATGACAAAAACGCAGAGGGAGATTGCGGCCAGGGCTCTAAGTCAATTTACTATGAAGTTCCTATCCTGCTTTCAAGCACCAACGTTAACACAACCGTCGATGAGGTAATAGCGCTAAGTGTTGAATTTGTTGCCACCGGCAAGATCAGGGTTGTCTCTTCTCGGGGCTGAGAGACTAGGATGGGATAAGGTAAGTCCTTTCAGTCCTAGATGGCCAGAATTAAGCTTGCTGGCGAAGAAGCCTCGTTGAGCGCGAGCCCCTCGGTTCAGCAGTTTCGCGATCAAATTGCGGCTCTTGTTGACGGCCTGCGCCAACTCGGTGGTGACGCGAATATTGTTGCTGGCGCCCTTGAGCAGGCTGATCCATTTAGCTCGCCCTTTACTCTTTATGTAAATCCATACACTGGTAGCGATAAGTTTGTTGGAGGGAGTTACAATAGTCATGAGTCCGGTGAAACGGACGAAGAGATTATTGCGAGCAAGCTGAAGCGCATTGAGATGCAGCGAATGACGTGTGGCTATACGCCATATCGACCATTCAAAACTATTAACCGAGCGGCAATCGAGGCGGCAATAATTACCAGCAAGAACTGGTACACCTACACGGATCCAAGGGCGCACCTGGATTGCGTTAGCATTGTTTTGGCGTCTGGCGTTCATATTCTTTACAGCGATCCGGGCTTGTCGGATGCGAATATTGAAAGCTGGGGTGACGAAAAAGATCCCAGTATTTCGGATTTGATCAAGTTCAATCCTCCGGTCACTGGCGGCGTTCTTCTGCCACGCGGATGCAGCCTCTGCGGCCCGGATCTCAGGAAAACCACCATTCGCCCCAACTGGGTTCCCGGCTTTGGCGACGAACAGGCTAACTATGCAAACCGCTGTGCTGCAATAAAAGTTACCGGCACTGGTTACTTTTTTGGCTATACCGGCATGGACAAATTGGGATACAAGGAATCCCATCACCTGCTTGACCTGCACGGACCCGCCAGCAAGGCCGAGCTTGATTTGTTTTACGAGAAGTGTCAGGCCACTGTAGGTGAGGGGGCCGATCTTGCGTCCGCCCTTTTGCGAGCAAGGTCAACAGAGTACGAGATTGTTGGTCCTATTATTGCTGGCCAGCTTCCTAGCTCGGCCTGGGATACTACCGCTAGCGCTTCTCCATACATCTTCAATTGCTCAATTCGCTCCGACTACGGAATGGGCGGGGCCTTCTGGGATGGTGACAAGGTTAATGGCCTCAAAAGCATGGTTTGCGCCAACTTTACAGGCGTAAGCCTGCAAAAAGATATGCGCTGCTGGCAGCTATATGAAAACAATGGATGGGTCAGCCTCACCAACACACCGGGCGACTACCAGAGGTACATCAACGCCTCTCCAGACAATGTGCGGATGAATCCAAGCCGCCTTAGTCGGCATGTATCCGCTGTAAACGATGCCTTTATTCAAAAGGTTTCTGTTTTTGCAATTGGTCATGGCGTAATGACTTTTGTCGATAATGGTGGGGAGGTCGATTGCAATCTTGGTAACTCAAACTTCGGTGGCTGTGCAGCCGTCGCCAAAGGCTACAAGCGATTTGCTTATCCCCAAGACAAAAATTGGTCTGTTGGAAGAATTCGCGTACCCCTGGATCCAGGTGAAAAGCGTGGAAATATTCGGCGAGTTCAACTTGGTGTAGTTGATTCAATCAATGGCAGTCGAATCATTCTTTCGACGCCCCTTTCTACGGATGAAGGGAACGAGGCCGTGCCAGCAGTTCTCGCCCGCGAAGGTTACACGCTTCCTTCTGGCACGAAAATCTGGATCGAAAATCCAGCTGGCGCGGATTGGCGTGCAGATCTCAGTACCAGCGCGTGGAATGCAGGTACGCCAGATCGAATCAACCTATCCACGGGATTGGTGGACTCTGAATCGGGTCAATCCATTTCTGCAGACGCCGCAGTAGGCAAAAGGGTTTATGTTCGGCGACTGGTGGATACTCGCACGCCGTCCGAGCGACGCATTAGTGTCGTTATCAACAATTCAGCATCAGCCAGGCTCCCCGAGCGCGGCTTTGCGCTGCAAACCGATCCATCTCGCACCAGCGGCAATGTTGTTCGTGAATTGCAGCCCGGTGGCAGTGAGTGCATAACTATCAGCGGTGCGGGAGTCGGGCCATCGCCTGGCCCTGGCGTTAGTAAGACCGCAGAAATCACCCTGCGTCGTGCTGTTGCTGAAAACATATACACAAATGGCGCATTTTATCGTCGCGGAACGGTTGTTACCTATGCTGGAAAGCACTGGCAGGCATTGCGGGACTTCATCGCAACAACGCCTACGCCAGACCAACGCGACTGGGGCGAAACGTTCGTCCACATGCAATCTGATTACAACCCGGAAGATCAGCAGTCGGCAGAGTCGCCAATCCTGATTTTTGATACTGATACTGACAACAGTTCCAATACACAAACCTGCGGCATCAACTGGGCGACAGTCTGGACCACAAGCGGTCTCATTCAGCAGCAGTATCGCACTGGCTCTGACTATCTGGGTGTTTACGCATTCTTGGTTGCGCTTGGATTTACTGGTACTGACGCACACCAGGCGCTTGTTCCGCGCAGTGCTTCAAGCCGTGATCGCAGCCCTGCTAATGCAACACACTTCCCGGTGCAGCCATCGGGAGGCGCGGCATCTGGTCGTGGCTTCTGGGCTATTGAATTTCGTCGCCCCAGCATACTTTCGCTTAACCAGCACACATGGAAATGGGCGGGTCACCTCAATTATTCAAAGGCGCTGCCGGCGGCACAAAATACGCTTGGCCCACAAAATAAATTCTCTTATTATTTCACGAATGAAGCTGGAGGGCGTGTGGTGCCACAGGGCGCCAATGAAGAAGGATTTAACGTCAGCCCGCGAGGCCTGGAGGATATTGAAACGGGGGCAACTTTAAGCGTTGATGCAATTGGTAACTCAACACTGGATGAATCGAGGGAGGCCGATTTCCCGAATGGTCTGACCGCCAGTTCTATCACTGTGCGAGATCTGACTATTACAAACAGTGTTTCGTTCCCGCAGATAAGTGCGGCGCTTGTAGATCGCCTAGGGCCAGTATCGCTTGCAAGTATAGAGGACTTGACAGCAATTGGTTCGGATGCGCCCGTAGCCAGCGACGACAACAGCCTCAATCAGCGACCTGAGGTTGTGACGATTGCGGGCTTGAATCGATGGAGGCAGGCGCAACGCCTTATCAGTGCTGGGACCGGAACGATCACGATCTATGTCAAGCCTGGCACCACTGATCGAAATCTCAACCAGATGTTTGATAGGCCGCCCACTGAGCCCGAGTTTGCGATTCCAACACTGGCGAGGGCCTCGGAGTATGCCAATGCGGTAATTGGTGGCAGCAACCAAACCGCCATCATATTGATGGCCCCAGGGCTCTACAACCCGGCCTCTGTATGGGAATGCAATGTGCGCTTTGAGCTTAGAGATGATTCGCAGCTGGGTTGGCCACGAATTTTCCAAAGTTCATTTGCCGGCAATACAAATACCGAAAATGACTACTTTGATGGCAGTGGATATGGAAGCTTAACGACCAGAGTCAACTTCAATCCCTTCTATCTTACGTTGCGAGAATCGAATCAATCTGGCAATGATCTTCAGGTTGGCGTTCTTTCGTACACCATGCTGTTTAAGCGTAGCGTCGAGTTTCTCGGTGGATTCAACTTCCTTGGCATTCCACACTTGATTCGTGCTATTGCCAATGAGCAATTGCCGTCGAATCAATTCATGGTGTTTGGTAGCGTAGCTCTGCCAGCAACGGCCTATACCACAACACTGGTCGGGGATGAGTCAACCGAGAATAACGTAGAAACATTTTTGCGTATTTTGCGAAGTCGGAATGGTCGCAACCCCGCCTTTGAGGCCTTCGTAAGCGGCTCGCCAATTCAGCTAGATGGTGGCCCTAGTGATACTGCTGTTATCAGTGATTGTTGTTTTGGCTCAATTTTGCCAACACGCAAAGAATTGCTTGGCGCAGTTCGCGATCCATATATTGCAACAAACGGGCTTGTCGAGCTGAAAGTGTCCAATGTTTATATTGTCGGGGCTACCGAGATTCGTAGCGACCGTATTCAGGTCACAAATAACTTACCGGGCGCTGATCGCACGCATTACGGAAGTGCGGTGATTCCCGCGCCATGGACATGGCGGCAAACCCACCATACGTTTATTGGGCCATCCGATAATGGCAATCGCTCCGTGTATATCAAAGAACTGGGCGGCAATGTTTTCTATCAGCAAACGGGATCACCGTTTAGCAGGATTTTCTATAAATCTGGAAACAAGTATTTGCCAAATCATATTCACCTGCTTACCATTAACGGAACCGAACCAAGCAACGACAACACTGGTCCATTTTTTGATCAATTTATTCACGCCTCCAACGGCTTTAAGTGTGACATTGCCTTTAGTCGTGGCGATGGCTTTGCCAGTGATACCACCGGACCATTTAGCCGTGGCTTTGTTGGTCGTTTTGGGCGAAGTGTTTGGACTTCCGACCCCGGCTACCTTCCCCCGAAGACGCGAGGCGTGCTCCTTGGCAACCAGGGCAATTTTGATGAAGAGCGCGGCGCTACTGTTCAGCTAGAGGTTGAAACACGTACCGTGCGACTACCTGGCGAGCTGGCTTACACAATTTTCAAAGCAGCTGGCGCTAGCGTGGATAGCATTCAAAGCTTTATGCCACGTTACTCACCAGCGCAAAACGCTTCTTTTGGTGAGCCAACTCCGGTGGGCGCCAGCAATAAGAAGTACAATCCGGTTATCACCGAAGCCGCTCAGGCAGTAGCTGCCAATACCCAGTTCCCCTTGAACATGGGATTGCGCAGTTATGTGCGCGGCATCAGCCCCGAGCACGGTTTTAACATTACTCCAAACGCTATTCTTTGACATGCTTCCTTCTGACCCTGGTTACACTCCTGCTGCACGCGATAAACGCATCGCCAACAGTTCCTTCTATCAGCAGTTGCTTAGACTGGACATGGATCCCTACGCCGCCCACTCGCGAAACGAATCATTGATTGCCATGGTTGAAGAATACTCTGCACTGGAGCGGCCCAAGTCATGAGCGAACTTCCCCAACTATCTCAATTGCCAGCGGTGCTGGAGCCATTTACTGTATTGCGCAATTCTACCTTCAGGAAGCGCTTTATTGTTTCAGTAGGTGGCAGCGAAATCGACCTAACGGAAGAAGGCGTTGTGGTTGATGCAGACATTAAAAATGCTGCGGGTGAGCAAATCGGGACTTTCACTGTCGCCCTGCCAGAAATTGAGGACACGCCAGTGCCTGGCATGTTTGATCTCGAATTGACGCCAATCGAATCACTGATGCTTCCGGTTGGCAGCAATCATAAAACCGATATTAGTATCACCAAGTCAAATGGCGATCGGTTTTATTACGCCACTGCACCGCTTCACGTTCGAGAAACTGTTTCCAGGAACAACTAATGTCATCCACTGCATCCCAGGTTGAGCTTTCCGTCATCGAGATTGACGGCGTTCAGGTAACAGTGCTTGATGCGCCAGCTGCGCAGGTCGCTGTGTTTGGCACTGGAAACCCCTCGCTAAGCACCGCCAATCCTCAGCCGCTTGGCGATGCTGCGCCGGGCAGCACGGGCGAGGGGGCGGACGCAGGGCATGTTCACGCTCACGGCAACCAAGGGGGCGGCCTGCAGCACGCAGCCGCCACTGGGGACACTGCGGGCTTTATGCCCAGCACCATGTTCAACCTTTTGGATGGGGCCACGGCGACCAGCAGTAGTGGCACCCTGATGCGCAGGGACCAAAGTGGCAACGTGGAGGCCAATACGTTCGAGGGGGACCTGTCGGGCAACGCCGATACTGCTACGAAGCTGGCCACTGCTCGCTTGATTAATGGCGTGTCTTTCGATGGCACCGAAGACATAACGCTACCTGGCACGGAAATCGAGACGATCACCTTTGACGATTCTGGATCCGGCGCCGCCCCCGATTCCGAGTTCGATGGCTCTCAGGCTTTGACAATTAGCCGAAACACCATTGGCGCCCCAGGGCTGACTGGTGAAGATGCTTCGGGTAGCTGGGATATTGATATAACTGGCAATGCCGCAACCGCCAGCCAGCTTGAAACGGGCCGCCTTATCAATGGCGTTGAGTTTGACGGCACGGAGAACATCCAGGTTGAAGCCATTTCCCCTGAATCGATAACCTTTGACGACACCGGAAGTGGCGCCAATCCAGGCTCTAGCTATGACGGATCAGCTCCTCGTGCGATTAGCTACAACTCAGTTGGGGCGCCTGGGGTCGATGGCGATGGAGCGACCGGCGAATGGCCAATTGATATTAGCGGCACTGCAGAGACAGCAAGGCGAATCGTAACGTCAATGAGATACACGCTTGGCATTGTTGGATTTGCGCTAAACCCTGGCCAGGCATTTGAAGTTAGTATTCCCGCTGCCGAAGTGGCGCTGGGGGATTTTGTTGATCGCGCTAGCTACAGCAAGCCACTTCCTTTTGTCGTAAAGGTTGAGCATCAATGTGGCGACGGTATCGTATTGGCTGTATTCCGAAATGTTGGCAGCGTTGATACCTACGTGCCTTCTGGCGTTGTTGTTGTAGAAGTAAGCGAAAACATAGGCTTTATGCCTGAACCGCCTCCCGAACCGGAAGACCCTGACGGCGAGGGCGGCGAAGAGGGCGGCGGCGAGGGCGGTGGCCCTGTTGACCCAGGCGAGCCTGACATCAGCATCGTGCAGCCCTTTCTTACTCAGCAGTCAACACAGGATGCCGATTGGGTTGGACTTGGGAATACCGTCAATGGCCATAATTTTGGCTGGCAAAACTCTAGCGCCGTCAGCGGCGAAGCTGGTGCGATCGGTGGTGTACTCGCTCGGGCGTCTACGTATGCCTATTACGCCGACACCAGTATCACTCCGCTGGCCAGGACTAACACTTTCCGAATGGCTGGCAGCTTTAGGCTCGCGAACAGTAATTTTGATGGTGCGTTTTTCCTGGGCTATGTCGCTCATCAATCTCTTGCCGCCGGTTCGCCTCCAGTGCCGTTTATTGGCATTGAATTTGTTGAGCCAGCAGGGGGGAGCACGACTGATCCATTCCGTGCGGCTGTCAGGTTTAATGGTCCCGGCGGTGGCTCGTCTGCCACGATTTTGGTAGAACAAAATGTTAACCATAGCTTTGACCTGACCTGGACAGGCAAACCTGATGGCTCCGGCACCTTGTCTGGCACGGTTATCAGCACAGAGGTAAGTATTGCCGTTAATCCAGGCGTAGAAAGCTTTACTGCATTTGGTTTGTTTGCTGGTGGAACTGGTGCCAATGCAAATGTCAAGACTGGAACGTGCTTGTTTGACAATTTGCGTTACAGGAAAGGCACTGTCCTGCCTCCGCCCCCTCCCGAGCCGCCGGTTCCGACAACCACCCCGCTTTCCCAGGCTCTCGTTCCCCTGAAGGTGTTCGATGTCCGCAATCTGCCGCCCGAAGTGAATGGAGGCGTTTCCGCTGTTGGCAATAACAGTGCTGATGACTGGGCTGCCATGCAAGCCTGCGTCAATGCGGCAAGGGATTGGGCTGCTTCAACAGGTGAATACGCAATGGCGTATTTTCCAAGAGCAAGCTATAAAACCCTGCGCACTATTACCATAACTGGTAGCAATTACATGATTGGTGGAGCCGGGATTAATCTAACGTACATAATTGGTCATGATACTGCAACTAGCTCAATTTCTCCCGTTTTTGAGATTATTGATTTTTCCGGTCGCATTGAGTTCTTAGACGTTAGGCACAACACGGATCAGATGCGTCTTGTTGTGCGTCAGTCCTCTAGCGATAACTCCAAGCCGTCTCGCCTTCACTACGAGCACTGCAATTTCAATGGGTGGGGTTCGCAGTTTGTCAATCCAAGCAACGGGCAGTCGTACTCCTTTACCTCTAACACAGGAATGGCATGGCAAGTGCTAAACCTGAACGGCAATAGTATTATCACCTCTTCTGCTACAAGCAGCCAGAGGAAGGGCGTCAGCTTTGATAATTGCTCTAATGCGCGAATTCTGTTTAGCCAGTATGGCCAGCAGGGTTGGGGCGCATTGCGGGTCAGGGGCTCAACAGCGCTACGCAATGGCTTCTTCGGCGCGTTGAACTATTATGGCATGGCCAGGATTGAAGATAGTCTTAGCTTTATTGCCTCTGATCATTATATTGAGCAGCTGAGACCTGCTACAACTCGGGACAACAAAAACTTTGCCTCGCCTGCACTGGTTCTCAGTGGTACGCCTGGAGACACAAGACAGGGCCGGGTTACCTTCTCCTCCTCCGTGCTCAATGGGGCTTACGGATCTTCGTCTCAGCTCACAACAGATCCAAATAAACTGCCTTACGAAACCTATGTAACAGTAAACGATTGGCGTGGGCGGCTGTCCATGCTTACTGCTGAATACACAAACGCTTTTGAGTCTGGTGGATCAGACTACGATCCGAACAAGCTGGAGTTCAGGTTTGCTTGCACCGGCACGGCTCCGGTTTCCGTGTTACTGGCTGGTAATTCGTTCAAGCAGGGCGTTGGGCAGGCGGTGCCAACAATTCAAGGCGGTGAAAATGTTGGTCGCCACGTACTTGCTAACTGGAATCCGGGTGCAACTGTATCCACCAGCAAGGTTGTTCCCGATGTTGTTGACTCCAATACTCTTGAGCTGGCCGGGCAGGCTCTAAATGATCTGCGCGAACTCAGCCGCATGGACCTGCTTTTGAACAAATATATCGACAGTGCAACTTTCCCGTTGCCCACTTCTGGGGAGATTGCAGCACCACCACTGCTACCGCAGCTCAACTGGCAAAAGCGTTCTGACTGGTTGGACGTGAAAGCGTTGCCACCTAGCGTCAACGGAGGAGTGTCTGCTGTTGGTGACGGTAATCCTGCAAATAAAAACCAGGACACTGCGGCAATCTTGGCGGCTTGCAACGAAGTACGCAAGAAGAATTCGCCTTGGTCTACGGTGTACTTGCCGCCCGGCGTGTATTGCCTGGCTAGCGAGCTATTCCCCTACCCAACCCCAATTAGCGTATCGGCTTCGTTTACTGGCTCCATCTCTGGCAGCACCTTGACTGTTACAGCTGTTTCCAGTGGAACAATTACGGTGGGTCACGCTGTTCAGGGTGACGGTGTCACCGAGGGGCCGACCATCAAGGCAAGGGGGACGGGCACGGGCGGCGTTGGCACCTACACGCTCAACATCAGCCTGGCCAGCCCAGTCGCCAGCACCGCAATGCAGTCCGGGGTTGGCCAAAGCACCTCCTTCAATGTGCGCGGCCACGGTCGAGACACGATTGTCGAGTGGCATGGCGCCAGCGGTGGTCAAATGTTCCGATCGGATGGAGCACCGCAATCCAGCTACATTGGCATTATCTGGGACGGCCGAAATATAGCTGGCAAGGGATTCATGCACCGGAGTACCGTAATGCGTGAATCGAAGGTTCTGCATCAATTTGAGGTATTCAGGAATTTTACTCAGAACGGCAGTGGATCTCTGTCAAGGCCGGGAACCCTTAGCGACAAATACCTGGAATCAAGCCAGTGGCGAGATTGCATTTTCGTCAATTGCGGAACAGCGCTTTCGGCTACCAACGGCAACGACTACATGATCAATGTTGATGGCTGCTGGTTCTATGACAACGCAGTTGGCGTTTACACGGGTGCGGGCCAGGCGCTAATCAGGAATTCCAGATTCTTCCGCTCGACGGACATGGACGTGAAGGAGCTGAACGATTCTCGTTCTAACTCCATCCGACGTTGCAGCTCTGTCGGCTCGCGTGTTTTCTACGAACGGGATGCACAGACAATCACCCTTCCGTCGTCCAGGGTCACCTCAATTCAGGACTGCTATGTTTCTGGCTGGACGAACGCGGGCTACGCAATTCTTAGTAAGGCAACGGGCGCGAATTGTTACGATCCCATGCTGGTCTTCGACTGTGTGTTTGTTAACGGTCCATCAGCAAATCCGCCAATCAAGCTAGATCGGGCAATCCAGGCTTTGCACTCCAACAACAGCTGGACGCACGCTGGAACCACTTACACCGGGGCTCAGGTGTTTGCAAACTTTACCGCAAATCTTGTTGCTATACCCGTGCCGTAGCGCTGACTATGTGCGAGGCCCCGACGTTTCCGTTAAGCCTAAGCGGGTTTTGTTAACTTTTCCCGGTGGCTATTGTGAAAACAGGGGCACTCATCCTATGCCAATTCCCGAGAATCAGCTGAAGGAGCAGAGGAGGAGCTTCTCTATTGTCCAGGTGGCTCAGGGCACCTCCGCCACCGTTCTGGCTGCCGCCATTGTCGGGACGGCGAGCGGGGTTGGTTGGCTTGTGATGAGCCTGCCAAACAGGCTGCAGCAACTCGAAACCCAAATAACGCAAATCCTTAAAAATCAGGATGCCCTTGGAGACAGGTTTCAAAAACTAGAGGATACAGTTGATCAACACGATCGACGGCTAATCAAACTTGAAATTGGACAATGAAACTTTTCCGATCGTTCATGCACTCCGATACAGCGACTTCCCTGATGAAGGGAGGAATTGCGATTGCAAGGAATCAACCAAGCTTGGCGCCTGCAGCTTTTGGAGCCTCTGTCGTAGGCGGAGTGCTGGCGGCCTTGATTGGCGGATACAAAATTACTGACTGCATTCGCTATCAGACTGGACCGGGTCAGTGCGATCAAGCAATTCAAGACAATGCCCCAGTTGTCGCGACTGGTATTTTGGCGCTGCTTGGCAACTGGGGAGCGTTCAATACTTACAACAAAAAACTACATGTAGATGATGTAATTCTACCCGAATTAAAACTTCCGCCACGGGAACTTGTCGAGTCGAATACTTTCAGCTTTTCCGCCCCCGACCCAGTGGAAATTGCTGCCAAGCGAGATTCCGGCATGACGCAGGAGCAAATCAGCGATTCCCTTGGCATCAGTCGCTATCAGGTTAGGAAGGCATTGAAAAAGCATGGCGAGTTGAAGCAGGTTCAAAACAAAAACAAAGACAGAAATAAAGACAGAAATAAAGACAGAAATAAAGACAGGGGGCGCTGAAATGATTAAATTAATTCTTGAAAACATATCCTCTGTCGGCATTGCGTTTGTGCTGCTTGGTATCGAAGAGGCATTAATCAAACCGATTGCCAAAAAATTCATCAAGCGAAAGATCATTAAGCACGCCCCTGTTGCGATGGAGTTCCTTGACGAAAAAATGCCTGGAGCATTTTCAAGGTATGGGGCAAGAGATATTAATCTTCAGCTGAGGGAAAGACTTGAGTCTGTCACAGGCGAATCATGGGACGATAAAGAAATCGACCAATTTTTTAGCCTATATGATCCACGAATCACCGCAAACAAATCATTGCCATGACCATCAAAATTCCAACTAATAATTACGCAAATCATTTCGATCCCGGCAAGTCTCACCACTTGGCGTTTTTGCAAGCGCTGCTTGATCGCGTGGAGGAGCTGGACCCAGGGGCTTTGCAGCCCGGTGGAGTCCTCAGGGACATCTGGGTTGCCGCTGTTGAGACCAAGGCGCCGCTGATCCCTGTCTCGCCCCCACAGAAGCCTTCTGGATGGGCAGAGATCTCCTCCATGGCAAAGACTGCCGGGGCCAAGTTCCCCGAGCTGGTGGCCGCTCAGTGGGCCCTGGAGAGCGGTTGGGGCGAACACGTCTCTGGGCGCAATAACTATTTCGGACTGAAGGGCGCGGGAACGGAAACAAAGACAAAAGAGTTCATTAATGGCAAATGGGTCGAAATTGTTGACAGCTTCATTGATTTTGCCACGCCTCAAGACTGCGTTGAATACCTTGTTAATAAATGGTATAAAGATTTCAAAGGCTACAAAGGCGTAAACAGAGCAACCAATAGAGAAGCTGCAGCCAGGATGCTTGTTTCGGAGGGATATGCCACTGATCCCGATTACGCGACCAAGCTCATTCGACTAATGAATGAGAACTCTCCTACGCCCACACCCCCTCCTGCTGCTGTTATCCCACTTCAGCAAGTCACTCCCCAAGATCCCCGCCCCTTGACCATTCCTGGGGCGACCGGGCCAAAAAAAACGCCGCATAATTTTGGTTTCAAAAAAGGAGATAGCCACATTATCGTTAACGACATCACCGAAGTCGCTCAGGCATTCAGTTTTGAAGGCGCAAGACTTTGGAGTGCTCCAGCTCTTGCTCGGGGGCAGGGGAGTGACAAGGAATGGCGGCATACAAATACTGACACGCCCCCAGGTGTTTACAGCATTGGGCAAATCTACAAAGACTATGAAAGGGTTGGAGCGAGCCCAGCCTTTGATCGCACCCTCATGTCCTATGGCTGGTACAGCTTCGATCTGATCGACCTGGAGGGCCAGGAAAGCAAGTATGGGCGAGCCGGAATCATGATCCACGGGGGTGGCAGCGCGTGTGGCTGGCCCGGTGCCTGGTCTGCGAAACAGCAACTCTTCCCGACCCATGGCTGCATTCGTATGCACAACGCAGACCTTCGAGACAAGCTTCTGCCACTCACAAAAGTCGGTAAGGTGTTTGTGAGTGTCTATCAGGAATCCCAATGACAAACCTGACAGTCTCAAAACTTTCCAAGCAGCTTCTTGAGATACGGATACCGTACTCCAGCAGCAGCGAAGCAACCACTTTTTTTCTTGCGAGCGATATTCACCTCGACAATCCCAAGTGTGATCGAGCATTGTTCGCGAAACACATGAATCAAATGCGTGACCGTGATGGTTACGCTATTTTTTTTGGTGATGTTCTGTGCCTGATGCAGGGAAAGAAGGACCGCAGGGGAAGCAAGGGAAGTATTAGGCCTGAACACCTGGGGTCAAATTACTTTGACCTAGTTTTTGAGGAATCTGCTGAATGGTTAAAACCGTGGGGCGATCGAATATTGATGATGGGGGACGGAAACCATGAAACGGCAGTCATATCAAATCAAGAAGTCAATCCGCTTGGTAATGTTGCTCGGATAATGCGTGGAAATGGCTCGCCCGTTGAGCACATGGGATACCAGGGATTTGTTAGATTTGTATTTCACAAGAAAGATGGAGGCAGGGTAAGACGTTGCACACTGTTCTGGCATCATGGGGCATGGGGCGGAATTGTAACAAAGGGAGTGATGGGCGGACTTAGATACTCGGCCATGGCCCCAAGCGCAAACATAATCTGCTCTGGTCACAACCACGAAAAAACTATCGTTACGCACCCTTGTTATCGAGTTAGTGAGAATGGAGAGGTTTCAATCGAGCAGCGACTTCACATTCAGTGCGGAACCTACAAGCAGGAGTTTGGGGAAGGGGGTGGATGGGCGGTAGAAAGGATCGTGATGCCAAAATCTCTCGGCGGCATCTGGCTAACACTTAGACCAAAGCAAAGCACTGGAGTAGAAATTATCGCAACTCCGGCAAGCTCCGAAGTGGACTAGTAAAAATCAAGACCCATGGCTCTGTGAGTTTCAATCATTACTCTGCATTTGTTTATTGCATTTCTCTCTATCTGCTTTAACTTTGGCCTGTTAAATCCAGTCAGGGCTTCGAGTTCCTTCCATGGCGTTGGGGTGGGGCGAGATCTTTCAGAAAGAACAAGTCTTGTGGTATCGTCAAGAAAATTCTCAAGAGCAAAAAATAGCTCTTGAAGCATTAGGTCGTCCTCAAGGCTTTCTACGGTGTTTAGATTGACGGCGTCTTCTATGTTATCGATGATTGAGACTCTTGAGGTATCGCATTCAACTTTGACGTCCAGACTTAGCACGCTTTGGGACCTTTGATTTGCTAGATCGAGAATTTCTGCCGATACTCCAAGCTCTTCCGCTAATTCTTTTGCGGTGGGGCGACGATTCAACTCTTTTGACAGTTTTTCAGCCGCTTTGCTGACTCTGAAAACAATATCTCGAAAGCTTGCGGGAAGCCTGATAGGCGAATCAAGTGAACCAATAGCTCGCTGCATTGCTTGACGTATCCACCAATAACAGTAGGTCGAAAATCTGTATCCTCTGGTGTAATCGAATTTCTCGACAGCTCTTATTAGCGCAAAGTTACCCTCTTGTATTAAATCCAGAAGGTCAAGACTCTGGCATTGGTGGTGGTACTTCTTGGCAATATCAACAACCAATCTCAGGTTGCAATTAATAAACTTTTTCTTTGCTTTTTGCCCCTTGAAAACTTCGATCTCTTCTTCTATGCCAAGAATCTGTCCAGAGTCAAGCTTTTCTTCCAGCTCGATAAGTCTTTGAACCAGTCGCCCCAACGCAAGCTCCTCGTCCGCCCCCAGGAGGGGGTGCTTGCCCACCTCATTGAGGTAGGCCTTGAGACTCGGATCGCTCTGCTTCACAGCCAGATGCTAGCTGTAGCCAGTGCATTTTCCACTCGGCTTGCCATTGGTGGCGATGGACGAACACCATGCCAAGACCGTAACACACCCACCGCCAATCGTTCGCAAGGCATGGCGCCTCCAGCCAAACGCGAGTATTCTTGGACACACGCTTGCTGTCAATGAATCAGCTTCATTATCGCCAGGAGGACCAGTTCGTCGAGGCGAGCAACTCAATGAAATTGAGGCAGCTCCACCGCAGCGGAGATTACACGGGACTACTGGAGTTTGCATTGCTGTTAAATCATCAAGCCTGTTCCGGCAACAGCAAAATGAGGTGGATAATGAAAGAGGTTCTTGACGCAACAAGGCCTGGCAATACTGGCTATCAAATGCCAGAGGAGCTAAAAGAAGATCTTGAGTCGATGGGCTGGAGAGAGGACTAGCCCTTGCTTGGCTCAACTGTGGGGCAATTGTTGTATCGCCCCACAAGAGAATAGCTTTTCTCTGGGGCCTGAGACATGTCACCAAAAATCATCTGCCCAATCGGCATACCGTGCCAAATGGGGATTGAGTGATACTGGCGAACAGAGTGAAGCTCAAGCGTAAGGCGGCTATTGCTCCATCCCGCATCACAAAATCCAGCGAGAACATGGGATATTCCTTCTCGCCCCCGACTACTCTTTAGGGCAAAAAAAGCGCAAAGCGTGTCAGGGATGTTGAATAACTCAACAGTGTGAGCCAGTATGAACTGCTGAGGCACTAGGAAGTATGGATATTGCTCGCTTGTGCCAGCAATAGAGATTCTTTCAAGGTCCGGCGAATGAGGTGTTTCCACCATAATTTCCGCCCCAAGTCGGACATCGATGGAGCAGGGACCGATGAGTTGATCAAGATAGCCTTCGACAAGTCTGTTCTCCTGGCATTGTTTTTTGATTTGGGCGTCGCTGAGAAAAGCCATTGTGCCTAATGCTAGTCAAACAAAGTACATTCTTCTGCAAACCTGCCGCCCGCCTCGGGAAAGCCAAAGGAGCAAGATCCGTTTGTCCAGTTGGAACAGGAATCCTGGCACGTAAGCTGCTTCTGAGAAGCGATTTTTCCACCGGAGGAGAAAATTGCTTCAACCTGTCTTGCCTTTTTGAGAAACTGATAATCCGATGAGCTTATTTCATAGGTGGTTTCTCGATGATCGCAGCCAGAATCTCCACAACGCCTTCGCCTTCGCTTGATTCCCTTGACATTCCGAGTCTCTGTAACTCGAAAAAGCTGCCGTCCGCATTTAGGGCACTTTGCGGATTTTTCAAATCTGCTGGTGTCTTCTGTCAAGTTTCGCTGTCGGAGTCGGGCAAGCTATTCATATCGAGAGGCGCAAACTCTTTCAATGCTTCCTTGGCGAACGCAACGTGTGATTCGACCGTGCGACTTGAGGGTGTGATTCTGGGATAGCTATCGAGGAACCATTCGTAGAAAAAGTCCGACAGCTGTTGCTCCGTGGGAAGGTCGTGGTTGCTCATCGCGAAACATGGACATCGATTACCAAGTCTGACAGATCCGGGGGCTGGTAGTTTGGCCCCTTTAGCACTTTTCCATCTTCTCGGCGCAAAGGTTTTCCGTCGTCCCCCAGCTTGCTCATATTGCTTTCAAATATTCGCTTCATCGCCTCGTCCAGATCGAGTCCAAAATAAGCGGCCATCTGATAGCAAACAAAAACAAGATCACTTAGCTCTTTTAGCAGTTCGATCTTGCTGCTGATGTTGAAGCTTTTGACATCGCATTCTTCACATGCAGACATCACTTCGTAGTATTCTTCGCTGATCAGACGCTTCTGCAGCTGGAATCCAGCGATACTGAAATTATTGCTAAAGTCAAAAGCTTTTCTGAATGCGTGAGCCTGCTCAATGAGTGACATGGTTGAAAGCGGATAAAGAAAAGGCCCGACGAATCGGGCCCGAGATTCCCATGACTCCTCTGTTGTATCAGAGGTCCATCTGGTCGTCGGCATCGCTGGCGTCATCGTCTTCATCCGCCCACGCAACGATGGTGATGCGGCCAGGCTCGGACTCCACCTTGACTTTGCTGCCAGGCTCAAAGCCAGCCACGCCGCTGTGGCGGCCACCGACCACGATGTTGCCGTTCTTGCCCAGCTTCACCACGGGGGCGCGGTTCTTGCGGGGGGCGTAGGTTCGAGTAGCCGGGGCCAGCTCGATGCCGTTTGCTCGGTTGATGGCCTCGTGGAACGCAGGCTTCTGGTAGGTGATTTTTTCCTCACCCGTCTCAGGATCAACCTTCTTGGTGTAGTAACCGGCTTCAAACGCCAGCTCGTTGACGGGGCGCTCGCGATTGGCAAGCACAAAGTCAAGCAGGGCTTGACCCGTCAGGCGCTCGCCCTTGATGACGGTGGCCTTGGGTGCAGCCTCGGTAGCTTCGGGGGCTTCGATTTCAGCGGTAGGCATTTCGGTGTTAGCGGAAAGGGCTTGGTCGGTTTCTTCTTGGGTGGGTTTGCGACGAGGCATCTGCCTTTCGTTGATTACCTGCTAATCGTACAGCATGGGGCGGGATCTTGCAAGTACCCGGTCACAGACCCAGTGATTTGATGGCGGCCATGGCTTTCGCTTCATCGAGACGGGCGACAAGGATTCTTGCCCCCTCCCCATCGCCCTCGGGATTGCAGTAGAGCTTGAGGCCCTCGTCAAAAACCAGCAAGCAATCATCCTCGTAGCAGACCCCTGTTAGCGCATCGCCAATAGCGCGTATCATTTTATCACAGTCCTTGCGTTTTGAATGAAAGATCGGGGCGCCAGCCCTGAGTTTGCCCCTGCCGTCAAAGTGGCCCTTGGGGCGTGGTAGATAAAAGATTGCTCGAAGCATGAAAATCCCCTGCCTCGACCAATCCCTGGGCCTCATCAGGCGTCCCATTTGAGACACTGAATACCTCCACTCGCCCAATCCCTTGTCCTGTTCAACCATGTTGACAATGGCCTTGGGTCTGCCGTCTGAGCCCTTGACTACTCGCCCGAACGCGGTTTTGCTGCCCTGAACAGCCGGGGAGCCAGCAACAAAAAACTCGAAGCTACTCGTCGCTGTCTTGAGAAGGGTTGATGACAACATGGTGTTCGAGCGCTTCGTTGATCTTGTAGATCTCAATCAGCTTAGCAATCAAAACACGGTTTTTGAGCTTGTCCAGCCTGGAGTTCAACTCTCTGGCCAGCTTTTCAACCTCTTTGTATGTAGGGTACTGAGAAAGCCTTATTGATCTAAGTTTTTTGGGCTCTATTATGTATCCTTCTTTTTTGTAGGCCTCTGGAATTGATTCGTATTTGCGCCCCGGCCCTATCTCTTGCAGGATTTCGGGGTGCGTATCATACATCTTTTTCATCATGCCGTAGTATCTATTCTTTTTGTCAGCCGCCCACTTCATTTCGTTTAGGGCTGTCATAAGACGCCTGTATTCCCAGTAGTGAGCGGGAAAAGCAAAAGACTCCGGGTCTTCTTTTCTCAGCCAGTCAATAAATCTTCTGGCGTGCTTTTGCTTTGAGTTATCTCTTGACTCCAGGTGGGCGCAGCAACCTAAAAAGCTTGGCAGATCTCTAATGCCAAGCCCATGATGATAATTAAAAAAGAAATCTTTTATCCCGCTCAGCTTAACATCTTTACCTCTAATGGTTTTATAGCCTCTGTAGATTCTTTTTTCAATTATCTCGCCCATCACTTCAAAAAAGAATGGGGATTTCTGCTTTGCCATCACGGATGGCAGATGCAGTCTTGCGGTTGCCACAAGTCTTGCACCGTAGAAATCGTCATTCTTATCCTTGAGCATCGCTTAGAATCCGCTCAATCTTGCAATGCAGGTCATCAAGCGATCCATCGTTTATGATAACACGAGAGAAGCCATCCCAATGATCAAGCTGCCCCTCGGAGGAGTGATTTTCGCCATTTTCTACGCCGGGGCGAACAATCTTCCATACTTCCCCGCCCATTTCTTTGATGGCAGCTGCTTCGTTCGGGAATCTCACGTCGTCTGCAACTACAAAGCTCCCACAAGATTTCACTTTCTCCTTCCAGCAGTTAATCCAGAAATTCTGATCTAATGCATTTCGCCCCCACTCAGTACCAAGTGTTTGCATCAGAGTTCTCATTCTAATATTGATACCTGGAACAACCAAGTCTTTTTGCTTGATCATTTCGGTCGCCCGAGCTGGTGTGTACCCAAGCTCAACCAACAACATCCTGACCATTCCCTTTAGAGAGCCAGCAAAAGGAACAACGCTATAGCTGTAATCCTCCAGACAGGTAGCAATGGTTGATTTACCGGAACCGGGGGCGGGGCTATAAAGACCGATGACCTTGGGGAACATGAGATTACTCCTCTGTGATAAGTTTAACCGTCCAGGGATTTACGTTGTGATCAACGATTCCCGGACGACCTAAAAACCTGAATTCCATCTTGGGTGAATCGCAAAGCACGGAATTGTCTCGCAAAAGCCAAAGATAAGCCTCCAGGCCGAAAATCCACGACTTTGGTTCAAGACCGAGATCAATCGCCCACTTGATTTCCTCGCAAGCGAGCTTCATTGCATTAAAATCTTCCATGAAAACAAAATAGTATTTGAAAGCCCTCCTGTTACAGAGGGCCTTTCCTGGACTTACAAGCTTATTTTCTTCATGTCGCCCAAAAGGACCCGACCGGGCCTGGAACTGCGACACTCTTGAAAAAGACCGCTGGCTTGCACTTTGACCTTTTGATCTACCGCTTAGCCCGAGCAGCAGAGGTGTTGGTGCGCGGAGAAAAAGCCCCCTCGTTGGAGACCTCCAGGGGCGTTCGCTATGCCAAGGGGGTCAGAAGGGCGCGTCTTCGTCGTCTTCCTCGTCAGAGGGTGGCAGAGGGCGCAGAGGGGCTGCGGCATCCTTCAGGGCGGGGTTGGGCGGAATGGAAAAGCTCGATCCCGTCATGTAAACCTGGGCGTACTTGGTGCCGTCCCGCTTGGTTTTTTCGGTTGCCATTGAGACCATGCCAGCAACCGTCACCTGATCACCGTCATTGATGTACTTTTCAATGACTCCCATCTTCTTGCCGTAGAACTTGGCATTAACGTAAAAAACGTTCTTGCCGCCTTCGCCCTTACAGCGAATGCCTATGGAGATGGAGTCTCCGTAGTCACTGTTTTCAACTTGGGGCTTGCCAGAAACATAGCCGGTAGCAGTTAGAGAAAGCATCGTGTGTTTTGCGAGAATGTTAGATAGACAGCTCTTCAGCTTCTTCTTGTACTGGACGAGGAAGACTGCAGCCAATGAGTTCGCAGTAAGCGGCGAATCGCTCAACAAATCCAAGCGCTGCGTTTTTCAGGCCGTCCCCCTCCAGGACATGGAGCTGAGGTTCTCTCCAGTCGTAACAGACACAGATTACACCACGTTCAACCAAAGTGTCAAGTTCGCCATTCCTGACCCCAATGTTGTGAGCCAGAGCGTAGGCCCCGATCTGAAGGAAGGCATCTTTGTATTTGGACTTTGGCTTGGTTTTCTTGCCCTTTTCTTCGCTCTCGTACTCTTTGTAAGATCTGACCGACTTCCAGTCCCACATAGAATATTTTTTTCTGAACATAAAATTTGCATCTTTTGTCCCCGCGTATCCATGTGGGCAAAAAACAACTTGTTCAAGGTGCACGTCTTTTCTGCCTTCGTTTTCAACTTTTATCTCTTCCAGCAGGGGCCCTAAATACATCAAGTATTCGTTGATGTTGTATTTTACTATTTCTTCGTAGGCCCCTTCGTCTTCGTGGCCTGCCGTTGAAACGCCAAGAAGGGTTGCCTCTATCTCGGCATGAATAATCTTGCCCCTCCTCTGAGCCCTGATAACTATCTCCTCCCAGTCCGGTTCATTTCTGCGCCAGAATTGAAGCCCCTTCTCTTTGGACGGGTCAAACATTTGACTTGTCGCCCCCAATACAAGACTGACGGAGGCATACTCTTGATTGTCCTTGACGTAAAAACCTGAAGCGGGGTGAACCATCTCTGAGAAATCGGCTAGGGTTTAAGCAAATGACTGATTCAAATGCAGTCCACGATCGAGGAAACGGTTCTTGTCCACTCTCGCACCCTTCGCTCTCGATTCAGACAAAGCATTTTTCAAGAATGGAATCACAGATGCGCTTACTGTGGTGAGCCTGCGGAAAGCCTTGATCATGTTCAGCCGAAAATGAAAGGAGGGCTGACCGTTGCCAAAAACTTAGCACCCGCCTGCCTTTCCTGTAACAGAAAGAAAGGGCATCGAGAGGTGTTTAGTTGGTGGCGAGAACAGCCCTATTGGTCTGAGATTGGGCAGGCCAAGTTGATTGATTGGCTTACTGGCAGAAATTGATCATTTCACTCTGCCGGCCTCTGATATAGGCAGCGGAACCAGTCCATCCGTGGGAATGTAAACCACGGTTTTCTCGCCTTGGCCGTTCTGCTCTTGCAGGCCCTGGATGTAGAGCCAGCGAAGATAGGCATCACTGCTGCCTAATTCAGCCTTGAGGGCGGCGATAGCCTTAGCACTGCCTTCGGCTTTCGTGACTTCGGCCTGAGCTTCGAGGGTGGCGGACTCCTGCTTGGCCTTTGCTTCGAGCACGCGAACCTGGCGAGTGCTCTCGGCTTCCATCAGGGCGGCACGACCGGAGAGGGTGCGGTTGTAGACGCCGAGCTGGGGAAGCCCCCACAGAACAAAAGCCAATGCAGCTGCAATGCCAGCACTGGACAAAATAACAGTAGTTCGATTCATTGCCTAAGGTTTTGGGTTGTTGGAGTTGATGTAAGCCGGGGGCGGAGAAGCCCCCGGCAATTGATAGTTGCCGTCAAAGCGCGGGCAAAGGTGAATGTCGCCCTCCCTGGGCGTGTAAGTGCGAACGTCTCCATAAACGCAGTCTCGAAGACTTACGCCATAGAGACGAGCTAGTCGAGGACCGCCAATAAAGTGCTCGTCGCCATCGTTCTTACTGAGTATGTAACCTGGGTGCAAGACATACCTAACAGATGTCATGACTCCATCTCCACGGCTTTGTGTTTTTCGACAAGGCCAAGGATTTTCGTTGCCTGCTCTTCGTTGAGACACCGCTCTACTCGCACCTTTACGACCTCGCCAGCATCAACCATGATGCAAACGCTTGTCACGCCCCCGCCAAGCCCAAGGGCCTTGACCAGACCCTCCGCAAAGTCGCCATGCGCCGTGACAAAGGTGCTCTCGGGGCGAGGCTTGTAGCTCTTGGGGGCGTAGACAAACTGGATTGCAATAAGCGCCGGAAGAGTAAGAGCTAGGCAGTAAATCGCATACTGAAAACTATCAACCATCACTTTTCCTCATCGCCCTTAAATAAGGCGGAGGCTGCGCGCACCAGGTCTTCAATGCTGTCCTTGTTGGGCTTGGTAACAGTGGGAGGTTGCAAAATTTGCTCGTTTTTGCTGTTCTTGCCAGCATTGAGCTTGGCAACAAGTTCTTCGCTTGCAATCTTGTACGCCTGGGCGGCTTTTGAATCAGCGATGGCGCTAAAAGATTCAGCCTTGCAGAGCTGCAGGAATGTTTTCTCGCCAAAAGCCGTAAGACCTAGCTCCTTCATCTTCATTTCCAGGTCCTGCTGAATGGGCGCCTGGCGGGCCGGGGCGACCGAATCCCCAGGGGAGTGAGTGCGCTGCCTCTTCGGGGCGGGTGCGGCCTTCTCGGGGGCGGCAGAATCCTCCTTGGGTGCTCCAAGCGTGGCGTCCAGTTCGTCGTGTTCGACGATCTCCATAGCCGTCACCCAGAGGTAGCGACGCAGGTACGTCTGCACTGCGCCCAGGTTCTGAATGTCATGAGCGCCCTTGAGAGCGGCAGAACTCATGGGGCTGCTGATTACAAGATTTGCGTCATCAGGGGCCTCTACGTCAATAATCGTGAGAGTTGCAGCCTCTGCCCCGTAGCTCACAATTCCACACAAACCAGTCTGGGCGAAGATTTCTTGTACTGTTGGCAAGAAGTCGCCAAGTTCAAAGTATTTGTAGCCTGCAAATTTGTTATGCCCGGTCTTTTTCAGCTCACGCCGCTGAAGCTCGGTGCGGGCCTGGTTGAGTTTCGAGTAGACGTTGGCCATAGGTTTCTGAGTGACCGAGGGACTATAGGATGATGCTGCCCCCTCCTGATCCACAAGTTAGGACCATTAGCCCCATCTGTCAAGAGCGAGAGATATGCACACAAGAGGAAGCACCAACCTGAATCGAATCCTTCGTGTCACCGCCCATCTGCTTTACGAGAAGGGGCAGGACGTGGGCGAGGTGCATGGATTAATGCAGGGCTTTGTTGACAGATCGATGCTGCAGAAGTGGTATGAGGCCTACTGCTCGCATAACGGACTGCCAAACGACGTGAATAGGAGCAAAAATAAGTATCGACTCCCCATGCCGCCCATCAACTGGGACGACATCACGGTGGAGGCCCTTGAGGAGCGAACACAGTCTCACGTCGATTGGCTCTGAGCCACGCCCCCGGCTATGGTGAGGAATGCCGACCCGCTAGCCCAGTCATGGCACCAGCCCTCGCTCTTGAAAGCTACAACGACCAGAGCGAAGAGAAGGAAAAGAAGGCAAGCAATACAATCCCCCCAACCATCAAAGAACTTTTCAGGGATCTTGCCGAGATCAGGCGAGTTGCTCTTGTTGAGTCGCCCCAAATTCTTCCCTTGATCGCTCCTTCCTTGATTGAGGCGGAAGTCCACATCAGGCAGCTCTGGGCTGCGCAAATGTAGTCGCTATGGCCGGTCAGAGCAGAACATCTCGCTACTACTCTGAGAATCCAGAGGCTAGACGCAAGAGGAATGCGTATCAGCGTAAATACAACAAAAAACCTTCCGTAAAGAAGGCCTCTGAAGAAAGATGGAGCGAAAGAAAAAAACGAGGAATTGCCGGGAAGGGTGGGAAGGATCTCAGCCATACCAAAGATGGGCGCATGGTGCTTGAGAACCCCAGGACCAATAGAGCGAGAAATGGAAGCGGGGGCAAACCCAAAAAGAAGTAGGTGCGAGTCGCCAGGATCGAACTGGCCTATTTCCTGTTATGAGCAGGCTCCTTTCACCAGATAGGTAGACTCGCGAGGAGTTCAGGGGGGATCTTCCAGGTAGTGCTCTGCTTCCATTGAGCTAATGCTTGCCAGGGATTCTATGGAATCAAAGATTGTTGACCAGTAAGCAGAAAGGGAGCGCATTGCTTCTTTTTGCGCAATGAAGTTCCCATCTTCCTTGCCTTCCAAATCATCCAGGAACCTGGCGAGCCTCCTTTCGCATCGGAGAAGAGCAACCTGACCGAGCTTTAGCGTTTCGGCAAAGGAGAGGTCCAGGTTCTCCATCATGCTTACGACCAAGCTCAGTGAAGCAGTTGCTTCAAAAATTTCTGGGTCGTCTAATTGCTCCTTGAACTCATCGTCATCGCTGAGATAGCTGTTCATCTTGCGAAACGCAAGTTGCGCTTTCAGTGTAACAGGCGACAGGTCGCTTCCATGCAGAGCTATGCGACCAGAACTCGTTGGCCCTCACCCCTCTCCAATTCATGAGCATCCCAGGCTGATCCTTGCCCCAGCGCACCATTCCGTGAAGATCTGCGTCTTCAAGAGTCGGCAGCCTGCTGTTAATCCAAACACTCATTGATCTCTCTCGTTCATTTTTTGAAAAGCTACAGCTAGTAAATCGTTCACGGACATTGACTCCGCTGTTCTAAATAGTTTGCGAGCCTCTTGCAGGGGTAGTTGCTCCATCTGCCCGCATCGAATGCGAAGATCAAGAGTTATTGATCTGCCAATTGATATGGAACGCGGGTAGCTATCTCCATAGGCCATTACGTCAACGGTGTTTTCGTGCATTTCGCACTGAAGCTCGGTAACATGAAAATCATCAAAAAGCAAACACCGATCCCAATTAGGCCACTCAATGGCAAGCCTGCTGCCATCGGAAAGCAACAGGCTTTTGCCACTGGAGGAACTACAAAGCACGGCCATTAGTAATTCAGCATCAAGATTTCCTGTTCACCTTTTTGAACAAGAGAGGCGAGATCTGCTTTGGCTTTTTCCAGGAGAATCTCAAGGCGGCGAATCTCACGAAGCCGTTCTTGAATAATCGACTTTGCCTTGTTGCGCTCAGCAGACTCAAACTCAGCAAGAGCTTCATTAAGAAGCTGTTGAGACTCGGGAGAAAGGGAGAGAGCGCCTTGGACTTCAGTGATGGAAGAAATGGGGGTCATTTTACTGATTAGTTGCAAGAAAAGTCGGGATGCTTTGCCCATTGCCCACACCAGTTAGTTGCTGGCAACGGAAGCGGCTGATTGTCAAGGCAGCAAAGTCGAATCAGGCTGGTTGGATGCTCGCGCTTGTAGTAACAGTTGAGGCAGCTTTGCTGGTGCAATGGCACCTCTTCAATTTTCATTCTTTTCCAAGGATTGGCTTGATGGTAATGCCATGATCTGGCAGCCTCCAAATCATGGTATTTTTCTTGCGATCGTCAAGAACATGAAACCTGACACCGTTGTCGAGAATCACGTAATTGCCAAGCCTGGACTTGACAGAGGCGATCTCCTCTTCACCGTCGTCAGTCGTAACGAAAGCGGCACTGTCAGGCCGGAACAGCGGTTTCTGCATTAATCCCCTTGGCGGCTTCTTCGTTGTAGCGCCAGCAGGACAGCTTCCGATCATAAGAAACCAGCCCCTTGCGCTTAAGTGCTTTCATGCGATTCTTGACAAGAAAATAGAAGCGGGGCGGCACAGACCCCTTTCCTGGCTGTCGAGTGTTGATGGGAAAACTGCGGCCAACGTAAAGAAAAACATTGTCAAAAGAGAGGCCCTTGAGAGAAAGGCACTCAACAATTAAGGAATCAATTAATCGGTTTGTTCTGTCTTTGCCCATAACAAGGCGGATGGTGGACCAATGAATAATGGCACCATCAGCCCCTTCTGTCAACCCTTGACCGCCAAGCTTAATTCGGGGGCGAGCAGTGAAAGCTGAATCGGCTTTTGCAGTCTTGGCTTTCGAGCTTTAGTTTTCTTTTTCTCGCCTCCATTAATTCTTGGGGCCTCAACGGAGAAAACCGCCTCTATGCCAGGTATAAGAATCTGATCGCCCCGAAAAAGCTTAATTTTGCTCATGATTTTAAGGTGTAAATGAATTACTTCTGATCGCGCCCCAGCCCCTTCTTTTTCTTTTTCTCAATGCTGGCCTCCCACATTAGCTGCTTTTTTGTCTTTTTAGGGTTATTGATGCAATCAAGAAAAACTTCATCATAACCTGGAGGCGACAAGTCATAGCGGACACTGAAGATTGCGGTCCAATCTGGGGCGGGAGAGATCTTTCGTGGCGCTTGACTTTCCCCTGGCATCGGTTTAGTGTAAAGTCCCTGTTGGTTCCCCTTTCGAGCCAAATCTTAGCATGATGACAGAAGAAGCAAGCAAAACCAAAGTGGAGACCAAGAGGCACTCCTTGATGACCGTGAAAATGCGGATTGAAGAGGAGACTGCTGTAAAAGTCGCAGCGATGAAACCACGCACTCTTTCAATGAGTACCTTTTGCGCCCTGCTTGTCGAGTACGGATTCGAGAGGTGGGCGAAAGCAAACCTGGCTGGTCAAGAGGAAGACTGAGTCTGCGCCCCCTCCGTGCCCCGTGAGTGGGCCTGGACCGGCTCCCCCAGGAACTGCCGCCTGAAGTGCCCCAGGTCCCCCTGCACGCCCTTAAGCAGCTCCCTCATCTGGTGCAACCTGCCCCTGATCGCCCCCAGCTGCTTGATGTGAATCCTGTTGAGAGAAAGAAAATCTTCCAGGTTTTCACATAGCTCGATTAGCTTGTTGCCAAAGGCTTCGACATAATCAATCTCATCGGGGGCGAGTGAAAACAAGTCTCTTGGGGCGAGAAGTAAAAAGAAGTTATCTTCAATTCCCCTGAAGGCAAGTATTGCCTTTCTTGCTAAGGCGACTTTCTTGCGATTGAGCTGGCTTTTCTCTTGGGGCGATAGCTTTTTGTATCTTCCGTCATCTATAACAAACAGATACGAGGTTGCCGAGAAGCCCGCATTGTAAGAGATAAGTATCCAAGTCTTGCCAAGAGCTTGGATGCTATCGCCCTTCCTTAGGTTGGCGCTGGGGCCAAATTTATCACCAGAATAACACAATATGCTTTCGTCGTTGGACCGGCACTTGTCATCGGTGTACCTGCCACATACGGGGCATGGGGATTTTTTCGATGAAGCTTTCATCTACCACTGGCGGGGTTCAAACATTGCATAGCACTCAGCGGCAAAGTTGATATTGCATGTTCCCGTCGCCCCTTTTCTGTTCTTGGCAATGGCGTACTCGTAAGTCATCTGATCCTGTGTCTTGTCGTAGTAATACGGCCAGTAATTGAAGACAACCATGTCAGCGTCCTCCTCGATCTTGCCCGACTCTCTGAGGTCTGAGAGCATGGGGCGCTTATCTGTACGACTTTCGACCCCTCTGTTTAGCTGACAAACAAGCAAAATATCAACACCAGTACGTGTTGCTGCTATTTTGAACTTTCTTGTTGCCGCCCCCACCGCCAAAGCCCTGTTCTCGGCTTTTGTGGTGTCAGAGTCCATGTCCATCAATGTCAGGTAGTCGATTACCACTAGAGCCAGGTCTGGGTGCTTTCTTTTTTCGGACTTGATCTTGCTAACAACCTGAGAGGCGGTTGTTTCAAAAGTGTTGGTGAATATAAGATTTTGGGCTATCGGTTCAACCTCCGTATCAACAATCCGCTGCTCTTGTTTTTCGTCCTTGGCCTGCCTGATGACGTGCCCGTAAGTTAAAGGGCTGCCCCCTTCCTCCAGGCACCTGAGATAGTCCATGCAAGACAGCATTCTCTGGCACACCTCGCTATCTGGCATTTCCAAGGTGTAATACAGAACCTTGTAGTTCTTGATTGCAACATCAAGTGCAAGATTCATCGCCCAGGTCGATTTACCACTGCCGGGGCGCCCCGCAACAACGATCAGCCGCCCCCCTTTCCCCATGTCGGGGTGATTCAGTCCGCCCCCAAGTGAGGCATTGAGCCCAGTGAAGCGAGTTCTGATCACTCGATTGCTGATTTTTGGCCCCAGGAATATCTCCTTGGCTGCAATAAGAGGATGAACCTCTTTCTTGTAAACCTCCGCCCCCTCAATCAGGTCAACTGCTTGCAGTAGATATGAGGTTGCGACCTTTGATTCTTTGATGTTGCAGCTCTTGCTGACAATATCGGCAGAGTTTTGAATATAGTCCTTGACTCTTGAGCGAGAATGATGAAAGTACCAGATGGGCATTATCTTTTCCGCCCAAACGTCCAAGTCCTTCTCTATGGGATAAGAAGCGATTTGCTCGATGTAATCTTCAGCGGCTTTTATTTCGCAACCAGAAATGTCCCTTAGTCGGGCGGCAAGTGTAATATCGTTTGTTGGAGACTGGTGAAAGGTGCCATATTCCTCTTCGAGGCAGTCAAACATATATCTGTTAAAAGAGTCCGAAAATAGCTCCCGCCCCTTTAACATTTCCATAAATTTATCCGCCCACTCCTGTTCTCCAAACGCAAAGCAGAAATGATTGTAGGCGGCAGCGAGAAAGTGCTTTTCAATTTCACAGGAGTCCTGCTGCGATTCAAGTTTTTCGAGATTGATAATGCTCATGTCAAAAACCTGCAATGTCTTCTTCAAAAGTGCTAACTATTTGCTGAGTGGAGGGCCTGGTGTTTTGCTCCCAGTGAGGCTTCTTCTCTCTGCCAAACTTGTCCCAATTCTGATAGGTGATTGAGTCCCACTTTTTCTCACCCGACTTTGATTTTTCAATGGCAGAGTCGAGCTGCTTCCTTACCGCTTCGATGCCGCCCCCTGGATCTTCAAGTATCCGAACCAGAGAATCAAGCAAGCTGTAAAAGGATCTTTTTGTTTTGGCGCCCCCTTTGTGATTGTTAAAAAAGTCGCAAATAATTGAAGCTACCGTTGACAATTGCGGGGGAATAGCAACACCCTCGCTACCCGAAAGGGTCGCAACAAATTTCCCACTCTTTGTCTTGGCTGGCTCAACTGAGCGTGTGGGGCGAGGTATCTGGCTTGAAGAGGGACGAAGGTTATTCGAGATTTCGTGTGGTAGCGCCCCCTCGACGCTCAAGAGATAGACGCTCTTTGCCTTCTCCTCGCAATATGTCTTTCTCACGTAGCCATTCAACATCAGCCAGTACAGAGCGTGCCTCAGTTCCGCAGGGGAAAGGCCCGATAAGCCAATAAGCTCATCACCAGAAATCACGATAGACCTCTTACTGTTTGCTTTGTTCATCAATATCAAAAACACCCAGATATAATTCCTGTTGTGCTGAAGAAGATTGGCGGGAGCGACAAGAAACCTGTCACACACGACGGGCACGGTCTTCTTGCTCATTGCTCACCCTCACTCCTTTGAATTTCGTTCTCAAGCTCAACTACTAGATCGCGTCCAAGTATTGCAAGTTCAAGCTGTTGCTTGTGAATATGATTTACTCTAGCGCCCTGGGCGGAAGCTTTAATCTTTCTGACTGCAAATCTACAAAGCTTGTCTGATATGTCATCTGCTTTCTTTGCCTGCTCAGCTGTCATAAGCGGATTCAGCTCACTCAAGCGCATCGCCACCAATGTATGGAAGAAGGGGTCCGATGGATTCAAATCTTCGCTGAACAACTGACTTGATTGTTTTGTCGATCTGTTCATCAGCAAGTGAAAGAAAATTTCTAAGTTGACAGTAGCACGAAAACTCTTTACTGTCAAGTAAATCTAACTGCCGGTAAACTTCATTCATTGCTGGCGTATCTTCTTCCAGCTGAGCCGCCTTGTAGAAAAGATTTGCACGCTCGTCATCAATGTCAGCAATTTTTTTATTGTAGTTTTCTCTTTTTAACTTGATAGATTGATGCAATTCAACAAGCTGTTTAAGTAAATCAGTCATACCCCTCAAGCAGATCCGTTCTAACGGCTATACAATTAAGCTCTGTGCCGCCCCTCTCGAACTCATCAAGTGCGGCTGCAATTTCCAGAAGAGAGCCAAGTCCTATCAGCGGAATAGCCTTAAGCTCTTTTTCTGTAGCCTCGGTCAAATCTTCAACTGTTTCATATCCCGCTCTAAGCAAAGCGTGCAAAGTCCTAGTGCAAAGATTTAACTGCTTGACAGACCGCCCATCGACAAGCTTTAGAATCTCGTGAAGGGCGTATTCTGCTTCTATCTCTCCATTTACCCACTGGTAGACAATAGAGCGTAGCTTAATACGGAATCTTTTCATGTTAAAAAGCAGCGACGGTGATTGGTCCGACCTGACGGCTAGAGTTGGATTGGTTGCACAAAAGCAATGATGAACGGCAAGGGCTACAAAACCAGCAAGGACGGGAAGGGCAAAGGCAAGGGCAAAGACTATAAAAACGGCGGGAAGAAGAAGTAACTATCATTCCTCAGTTGAAATCTCTAGTGAGACCGCTGAGGTAGTGGCAGGGCGTGGTGGGGGAGAGAGTGGGTGTACCTGTCGCTAGCATTTGTCATAACTGGGCTGTATTTATCACATTCGCATAGCGACCATTTCTTTGTATCAGAATCGAAAAAGAATGCTTCATTGTCGCTATTGCACCACCCTTCCCGCTCCCAAGGCCGCTCAGCCACGGCCACCAGCTCGATGGTGGGGCGGGCGAAGCGGGTGAGCACAGCGCGGGCAAAATCCCCTGGATTTACGGGCTCATGGCCGACAATCTGCTCGGCCATCCCTGGAGATCGCGTGGCGTAAATTGGAACGCGAAGCGCTTGAAACAGCTCTTGAGCCTGCTTGTTCGTCGGATCCTCCGGCTCGGGCTGGGCCAGGGTGGCGGGGCGCCAGTGAGTAGTTTCGGCGGCTTTCTGCCCCAGCAATGTGGCGGCCAGTCCATACCGGCGTTGCTCATCAGGGTTGCATTCCCCCGCCAGATCGCGCATT